TATGTCTGGTAGAAGAAGAATGGCTGTAAAGCGAAAGCTTGAAGAAGCGGCGAAAGCTGTCGAAGAAGCTAAAGCACAAGCCAAAAAGAAAAAAGAAGCTGAGGCTAAAAAGAAAGCTGCTCCTAAAAAGAAAGCAGCACCAAAGAAAAAAGCTGAAGCTAAAAAAGAAGAATAGAATTGTTTCATTACATTCCTTTGAACCTCCGATGTTTTACGTCGGAGGTTTCTCTTTACTCAGACTAATTAAGAAGACGGAGGATATGAAATGGCTTTTCCCGATTTAACACCAACTTCTACCACATCAGCGATTGCCTTACCTGCTACTGGAACATCCGCAGATGTTCAAGCATCATTGGCTATAGGTTTCTATGGAGCCAACAGTGCATTTCAAGCTGGAGCCGCTGCGCAAGTAGCATACACATTTAAAAGATTAGGTGGAGACGTCCTTGACATTGAAATCAAGGCTGTAAACGTCTATAATCACTACGAGGAGGCTTGTTTAGAGTATTCCTACATAGTGAACCTCCATCAAGCTAGAAACGCCTTAGGAAGCGCCCTAGGAAGCGCTACGGGGTCTTTTGATCACAAGGGAACTGTAACTGGTACAGATGACCTTTCACTTAAGTATCCCAAGTTTCAATTTGATTATGCTTTCAGAGTTGGAGATAAGTTTTCCTCAGAAGCCTTGGTTGGTGGAACAGAACCTTTATTCTCTGCTTCCATTGACAGAGTTGCTGATCAACAAGATTATGATCTTCAACAGCTAGTGTCAGCCTCTCAAGCAAACACCCCATACGATGGCATGGGCAATAAAAGAATTAAAATTAGACAAATATACTATGTTTCACCAAGACAAATGTGGAGGTTTTATGGGTACTATGGCGGACTTAACGTTGTTGGTGATTTTCATAACTATGGACAATATGCCGATGACTCAACATTCAATGTTATTCCTGCTTGGCAAAATAAAGCACAAGCTGTAGCATACGAAGATCATCTTTATACAAGAACATCGCATTACTCATACGAAATAAACGACAACAAGCTTAAAATTTATCCAACACCCGATTCCGTGTCTCCGGAAAAGTTTTGGCTCAGATTTACAGTTGAAAACGATAGTGGCGCTTTTGCAACCGGATCGTACGATTCTGGTGTTGACGGTGTCAATAACATGAATACAATGCCAATGGAAAACATTCCATTCGACAAAATCAATTCCATTGGTCAACAATGGATTCGTCGCTTTGCCTTGGCTCTATCAAAGGAAACTCTTGGACAGGTTCGTGGTAAGTTTGGAGGAAGCGTCCCAATTCCGGGAGATAACGTTACCCTTAATGCCTCAGATCTATTGTCTCAAGCGCAAGCCGAACAAACCGCTCTTCGAGAGGAGTTGAATAAACAACTTGACGAAATGCTTTACATTAAACTTGCGGAAGCCGACAAATCATTTATTGACAACACTGATGCAATTATTGGGAAGACGCCATTGAAGATTTTTGTAGGATAATTGAATGTCAAAATGGGAAAGACCAACGCAACCACCGGCTCCAATGTTTCTTGGAGAAAAAGAAAAGAACCTCGTCAAACAAGTCAATGATGAAATCATCGAAAGAGTTGTCGGACAGCAAATTTTGTATTTCCCTATCGATGTTGAAAGGACAAACTTTCATCCACTGTATGGTGAGGCGATTGAAAAAAACTTTTTACACCCAATTAGAGTATTTGCTCTTGTAGAATACATGGGTGTTGAAACTGAATTCATGGAAGGCGTTGGTATCGATAAGAAAACTGGTCTAAAAGTTAATTTCCACAAGAGAAGGTTGACTGAGGATCAAAATTTGTTTGTAAGAGAAGGAGATTTCGTCCGATACGGCAGTATTTACTATGAGATAGTAAAAATTAATGAACCAAAACAATTATTTGGACAAATTGAGAGCAGATTCGAAGTAACTGCCGAATGTATTAGAGCAAGAGACGGTGTATTCAATGCAAGATAAGATAATTCCATTAAAGCCTTCAACAATTGAAACCATAGATCTTGCCATTTATGATTTAATCGATAACAAGTTTGATTTACACACAAAAGCAAACGATGGATTCAAAAAAGTTCCCGTTCTTTGGATTTCTCCGGAGAGAGCATACCACATAAAAAGAAAAGACATTAGAGATTCTGTTGGTAAGCTAAAACTTCCCTTGATTACCATTCAGAGAAAATCGTTTGAAAAAGACTTCGCATTCAAAGGAGGGTATCAAGCTCACGATTACCCGACAACAGGACAAGGAGATTACACAAAACACCCGAGACCTGTTGCAAAGAGGATAATGCAGAGATCTACAAGAAAGTTCTCCTCCACAATTTCTAACCTAAAATCAAATGAACACCATTCTCCAATCGAATCCCCAAAAGTTGTGTACGAAGAGTTATACATGCCAATACCGGTATGGGTGAAGGTCGGATACACAATCACTCTGTCAACAGAGTACCAACAGCAAATGAACGACCTCGTCACTCCATTTGCAACTAAAACAGGACAATTAAATGCCCTCTTTGCTAGATATGATGGTCATAGATACGAAACATTTATCGAAGGAAGCATGGCGCAAGAAAACAATTCCTCAAACCTTGGGGAAGAAGAGAGAAAATTTAAAACAACAATTGAACTTAGAGTGCTTGGTTATCTCCTAGGAGACGGAGAAAACGAAGAAGCACCAAAGATTATAAAAAAAGAAAGTATAGTGGATGTAAAAATTTCAAGAGAGCGAGTAATCGTTGGCGAAGAAAAGCCATGGGAAAGAGATACATCAAGAGAATTTTAAAGTGACTTTGAAGTTTAGAGCCACTATTTAATAAGAAATAAAATTTTATTTAAGGAGATTTGTCGATGGCTAAAAAATTTGATTTTCTATCACCCGGAGTTGAAATCCGTGAGATCGACCAAAGTTTCATCCCTGCCGAGGTGGAAGCAGAAGGACCAATTATTATTGGACGCACCAGAAAAGGACCTGCTAATAAGCCCGTAAAAGTACGCACGTTGGATGACTTTATTACAGTATTTGGCGCACCCGTTCCTGGTGGAAGCGGTGTACAAGGTGACATGTGGCGTGATGGAAACACAACTGGTCCTACGTATGCATCCTATGCTGCTCAAGCATGGTTGGCATCTGAAGAATCACCAATAACAATCGTTAGACTTGCAGGAGAGCAAGCTGTGACACCTTCCAACAATACAACTGGTAAGGCTGGTTGGGAAGTTTCTGGTACGCTGGGGTCTGCCCATGCAACAAATGGTACAGCTTACGGTCTTTTTGTTATCGCTTCAGCGTCGGCCAACACAATGACGACTGGATCATTGGCTGCTGTTTTTTACGCAAACAAAGGTTACTTAGGCCTCGTTGGAAATTCTACGTCAGGATCTAATGATATTACAAGAACTGGTGAGTTCCTAAAGTCTGCTGGTAATAATTGTGGCTTTAAACTTGCAATCTATGACGAAAGCAATACAAAAGTTGGACGAACAATTCCTTTTAATTTTGATAGAAATCACTCACAATACATTAGAGGCGCATTTAACACAAATCCTCAATTAGTAAATGAAGACACAATTGCTGCTTCATCTAGAAAAACTTATTGGCTTGGTGAATCTTTTACAAGAGAACTAGTTGACCGCTCTTTAGATGGATTGGTTGCCGGTGCGGCATACGGAATCTTACTTCCTCTTCAATCTGGCTCTGTTAACTGGGCTGATCACAAAGAGGGAGCGAAAGAAGCTCAATCTGGTTGGGTTGTTTCTCAACAAGAAAAGAATCAAGTTCAATTGTTCCGCTTGAAAACATTACATGTTGGAGATGACATCCAAAAGAATTACATGGTTGGAATCGAAGAGATTGCTGAATCCCCTAACCCTGTTGTTAATCCTTATGGATCTTTTACGGTATGCATCAAAAACATGGCAGGACAAACAGTCGAAAGATATACAGGCGTTAACTTGAACAAGTCTTCTGTAGATTACATCGGAAAAAGAATTGGAACCCAGTTCTTATCATGGGACGAAGAAGATAGAAGGTACATCACAAAAGGTGAATACCAAAATCAATCTGACTTAGTTTATGTTGAAATCGACACAGTAATCGATCAAGAAAACGGTGGACAAGGTCTTCTTCCTGCTGGTTTCCGTGGCCCTGTTCGTCCAAAAGGATTTACTCTTGTGGATGGATCAACCGGTGCTAATGCCTTGGCAACCGATACCGGTCATGGAGCTAAGGCGACTAGAACAATTGATTTTTCTGATGGACTTGCTGTCGGTGATCAAATTGTATTTACTCACCCAGACCTAGGGGCTCACACAATTAATTTTGTTGCTTCAGCGGGGGCAGCTGATACAACTTTCAATGCTACCACTAAGGTAGCTGAAATACACCCAGCGACAACAAACACAGATACTCTAACAGCACAAGCTGTTGCTGTTTTGATTAACTCAATAGATGACTATAGTGCATCTGAAACTTCAACTGGTCTTGTTACAATTGTAGCTGACTCGATTGGTCCTTATTACAATGTTGTAATTACAGATCCCGTCGATACGTTTTCACGCATAACAATCGCAACTGGTACTGATGGTACCGACAGCACAAACTTTGCTCAGGCTTTTGTTAAAGGTAATCTCGCTATGCCAGCTGCTGGTGGTGCATCTAACCTATTTGTTGCCGGACCTGTTGCTTACTCTGCATCATTTGAATTCCCATCAATTCCATTGAGACAAAATGGAACAGAAGGTGGGGCATCAAATCCATACCGTGCTTACTGGGGAATCCGTCCAAAACTTTCAACAACATCAAATCAAAATGATCCAGATTATGTTGATTACTTGAGAAGACTTCCTGTCGATGTTGACTCTTATGATCCAAGCACCAACTCTGCGGCATTAGAATATTCTTATGTGTTCACTTTGGACGACATCAAGATTAACACTAGTACAAACGTAGTAACTTATGTATCTGGTGCCTATGACGCAAATGCGCCTGTTGATAAATCTTATTCTCAATTGAATTCTTTCGGACAACTTCTCGACAAAAACGTGCGTCAGTTCATGATGCCAATGTGGGGTGGACACGAAGGATTTGACATCACAGAAAAAGAGCCACTCCGTGACGGACGTATCTCTTCTGCGAGAGATGATGCTGCTGACTATACTCATTATACAATCAACAAAGCAATCGATTCAATCTTGGATCCAGAAATTGTTCCTGCAAACTTGCTACTCATGCCTGGTGTTCGTAAACCGGTTATAACTAATCGCTTGATTGATGTTGCCGAGACACGACAAGACGTGTTGGCAATCATTGACCTTCAAGGCGACTACTTGCCTCAAGCTGAGAGAACATCTGCTCAAACAGAAGATACTTCTATTGGTAGTGTTGACGAAGTTGTTGATCAACTTAAACAAAGAAACTTGAACTCTTCTTATGCTGCTGCTTACTTCCCGTATGTACAAGCTGTCGATAGCTTAAATGGTGGACAATACGTATGGCTTCCGCCATCTGTTGCTGCTCTTGGAGCATTGGCTAAGTCTCAGGCACAAACTGACGTATGGTTTGCACCTGCAGGATTTAATCGTGGTGGGCTTGGAACACTTGGAGGCCCTAGAGGTCCTAAGGTTCTTCAGGCAAGACGACGTGTTGACTCTAGAGAAAGAGATCGTTTGTACGAAAGAAATGTTAACCCAATCGCTTCTTTCCCTGCTGAGGGTGTAGTAGTGTTCGGTCAAAAAACTCTTCAAGCAGACGCATCTGCTCTCGATAGAATCAATGTTCGAAGATTACTGTTATACTTGAAGTCTCGAGTTAACGTTGTTGCGAAGAATTTGTTGTTCGATCCGAACCTACCTGTTACATGGGGAAGATTTCAATCACAAGTTGAACCAATCCTTTCAGATGCTCGAGCACGATTCGGATTATCAGATTACAAATTGGTTTTGGATGAGACAACTACCACACCAGATTTGATTGATAGAAACATCTTATACGCTAAGATTTTTGTTAAGCCCGCTCGTGCTATTGAATTTGTCGTTGTTGATTTTGTTATCACAAAGACCGGCGCGGAATTCGTTTAAGAGACTAATTAAAGTTAAATAGGAGAACATAATTATGGCATTTTGGGGAACAGACTTAGGCGCAGAAGGAGCAAACTTCGGAGATCCTAAAAGAAAATTTAGATTTAAAGTCGAAATTGGAGAGTTGGGTTTTGTATGGTGGGCTAAATCATGCGATAAGCCAAAATACGACATCACAACAGCAGAACATCAATTCTTACACCATAAATTTTACTTTCCAGGTAAAGTTGAATGGCAAGAAGTATCTATGACTCTTGTTGACCCTGACGGTAATGAAGATCAAGTTAGAGCTTTGACCAAGATTGTCGAAGATGCAGGATACAAGGTACCCGGGTCGCCAAATTCTCAATTGACATCATTCTCAAAAAATTCAATGGTTGATTCAATCGGTTTTGTTAAGATTAAGCAGATTGACGCCGATGGAACTACAATCGAAGAATGGACTCTTAAGAATCCGATCCTAACAAAAGCTGATTTTGGCTCTTTAGAGTATGGTGATGATGGACTCGTTGAAGTTCAAATTGCTTTCAGATACGATTGGGCGACATGTTTGATTGACGGCGAAGCAACTCCGGTTCTTTATGATTCTTCAAATCCAGCTTCATAGAGGTGACTAGTGTCTTGGTGGGGTACTGACTTAGGTGGCGCTGGTAAATCGTTAGAGCTTAAACAAAAGTTTAATTTTAAATTAAAATTTAATAGCAAAACAATTATAACTGTTAAGACAGCCGATTTACCTAAAGCTAACGTTGAAACTCAAGAATTCAAACTTATAAATCATTATTACAAATATCCAGGTGTCGTTAAGTGGGACGCAATAAGCGTAACGGTTGTCGACACTTTTGTTCCCGATGATAAGTCTGGGTTTCAAGATAGCATGGTTGATGCGACGAGAGCTGCATGGGAGTTGTTAAAGAAAAGTGGCTATAGACCACCAAAAGAAGATGAAGCAGTTGGTACAAATAGTGGATTCGCAGACTTGACCACTCCTGTTAAAGATTTTTTTAGAGGAAGAGTTTTTGGTGGTGCTGATGGTGCCGATGGCAAAGTTGAACTGGTAAAAATTGACCACAAAGGCAATGACCTTGATACGTGGGAACTTTACAATCCAATCATAACAAAAATTGATTGGGGAAGCGTTGAGTATGGCGCTATAGAACCCGTAGAAGTCACTTTAACAATAGATTATGACTATGCGATTCTTAGATAAATTATAATGAGGTAACAATGAGAAGAAACAACGAAGAACGTTTATTAAAGGGACACAAGCCCCAACCTACAGAAGAAGTGCCAATGGCAAACCCATTGGACTTTGTAACTCCGACACAATTTGTCGACCTTCCATCCAAAGGTAGATATCCACAAGGACATCCGCTTCATGGTAAAGATGTCATTGAAATTAAATACATGACAGCAAAAGACGAAGACATTCTTACGAATCGTTCTTATCTAAAACAAGGTGTCGCGATTGATCGTTTGATTCAAAACGTAATTAAAGACAATGCAATTGATGCAAGATCACTTTATGTTGGAGATAGAAACGCAATTATTATCTACGCTAGAGCATCTGCTTACGGAGAAGAATACAAGACCAAAGTTGCATGTCCAGCATGCGGTGAAAAGAGCGCATACAAGTTTAATCTAGGCAACAATGAATTTTATCATGGAGATGAGATTGAAGGATTAGACATTCAAGATCTCGGAGATGGAACATTCAAGACAACATTGCCTTTGAGTAAAATCGTAACAATTATTCGCCCTCTTCTAGGTAAAGATGAACTAGCAATGATCAAAGGCAAAAAAGATCCAACCGAAAACATTTTGACAAACCAAATGAAGTCTTTTGTTGTTTCTTTCAATGGCTATGATCAACAAACTTTAATTGATCAAGTCGTTGATCAACTCACAGCTGGTGATTCGAGAGTTCTTCGCGACGCATTTAAGCTCATCTCTCCAGATATCAAACTAGAATCCAATTTTGTTTGCAAGCACTGCGGCAACGAGGAGGTTATTAGAGTTCCACTCGGGACTGACTTTTTTTGGCCTGAACGATGAGTACATGGAAAGCGTCTACGAAGCTTTCTTTATCCTTAAACATTATGGTGGCTGGTCGATTTCGGAATTGTATAGTCTACCAATCGGATTGAGAGGCTGGTGGTTAAAAAGAACCATGGATGAATACAAGAAGGAAGCCGATGCTGCAAAGAAAGCGAGGGGCAAATAAGGTTGGGTTCTCCCAACCTTTTTTCTTTTCAACTATTTAGTTGGAAGAGGATCAACTATGGCAGAAAATCAAGAATTACTAAAAGCAATCAAGCAACTAACTCTAGCTATTACAAAGGGTGATAAATTTAAATTGTCGACAATCCCAGATGATGAATCTGCAGCCGACAAGGAAAAGAGACTAGAGAATGAAGAAAAAGCCCTGGTAAGACAACTCGAACTCCTACAAGGTCAAAGAGACATAATCGATGAAATCGCTGATGCTAGAAAAAAATTGCTCCAGCAACGCGAAAGAGAAGGTGGTCTTAGCGAGAAAGGTATAGAAGAAATAAATACCTATTTGGAAAAACTAAAGCGCGTAAAACACACAAATGACGAAAGAATAGAGCAGATGCAAAGGCTAGCAGCAGATGCTGCTGATCAGGCTCAAAGTGATAAAGATCGAAAAAAAGCAATGAATGAATTGCTTCAAATCATGGAAGATCAAGAAGAGGGCATGAAGCGCTTCCAAGAATTGTCCGAATACATTGCCAAAACTCACGAAAGAATTGGAAAGGCGCTTGGTGTAAATGCCGGCATTTTTAAAGAACTTGCTCTTGAAATTGATACAACAGGCAAAAAGTTTCAATCCTCAACCGGATTCTCAAATGATTTTCGTGACTCAATGTTGGAAGTGCAAAAGGCGACAATCGATTCCGGAGTGGGAATGCAAGAAGTCAGTGCTGGATTTTCAGCTATGGCTCAACAAATGTCATCTTTTGATCCTCTTGCAAAAAAATCAAATGAAACAATGGCTACTCAAATTGCATTGTTGTCAAAACTTGGCGTAAACGCAGATACGGCTGCTCAATCTGTTGACTTCTTTGAAAGATCAATGTCAATGTCTCGAACCGCCGCAGCAGGAATGACCATGGAACTCGCAACATTCGCGGATGGAATGGGAGTCACAAGTCAAAAAATGATGTCGGACTTCGAATCTGTCTCTGGTACACTTGCAATGCAAGGACCAAAAATGGTGCAAACATTTAAAAACATTGCTGCTCAAGCAAAAGCCACTGGGATGTCTGTTTCTGCTTTGGTTGAAATGGCTCAAAGGTTCAACACTTTTGAGGATGCCGCCGGCAACGTCGCAAAATTAAATGCCGTTCTTGGAACTCAAATGTCCACAATTGACATAATGGGAATGAAACAAGACGAAAGAATCGATTATCTTCGAGATCAAATACAAATGACCGTTGGTGATTTCAATAGCCTTGACATGTATACTCAACAATTCATTTCTAGTGCAATGGGCTTTAAAGATGTTGGAGAAGCAGCAAGATTTATAAACATGTCAGCCGCAGAACAAGACGAGTTCAGAGCTAGAGCAGAAGCTTCAGCAAAAACTCAAGAGCAAATTGCCGAGATCACACAAGACTTGATACCGGTTATGGAAAGATTCCAGCTTTCAATGAAGAAAGCAGCCTTGATGCTTTCACCCGTTGTAAGTGCCTTTATGGACTTCTTTGATGCAATTTTTGCAGTTGATGAACACTTTGATAACAAACTACTGCCAACTCTAGCTTTTACCTTGTTATTGCTTTCTGGTTTTATTGTCATAAAACAAATGGTCGCAGCGTTTCAATTACTAAAAGGTGCCGTGGCACTTCTTTCGATTGAATTTCAGTTCTTAAATGCTTCAATGGGCCAAATGGCTCTTGTCGCCGGCTTGGTTGCTTTAATTATGTTAGATGAAGATCTTCACGGCGGCTTTAAAGTTTTAGCATTGGCTGTGGGTGCGGCTGCAGTTGCTTTCGCAGCATTAGGCAAAAAAGCACACTTCTGGTGGACCGTAGGTAGTTTGATTGTTGGACTGTTTGCAACAAAAATCAATCCTCTGTTCATAAACGCCTTTGCATTCATGGCAATTGGTGTTTTGGCTCTTGGACTAGCATTTCAATTTGTTTCAACAAAAGCTATGATAGCGGCCGTTGTTCTTGGGTTAATGTTTGGCGCATTTGCATACTTCTTTGACTCAATGTCGGGAGCTGGTGAAAGCTTGCTATCTCTTAGTCTCGGATTTATAGCCTTAGGTGTATCTTTGGCTGTTATTGGTGCATTGTTTTCAAATCCTGTAATTCAGGCAGGGATGGCTATTTTTACATTATTCATGTTAGGTCTAGCAGGCTCAATGGCACTCGCTGGAATGGGCGCACAAAAGATGGGAGATGGATTTGCTAGCATGTTCGAGAACCTATCTGGTGTGAGATCTCTGCTAGCAGATCTTGATGGTATTGTGACGAACTCTTTCATCGCAGTCACAGAAGTGGGTGGCGCTAGGAGCGCCGTAATTGCCAATGGAGACGGTCTTGCAGGCATACTAGCAGGCACAGTCGCGGTCGATGTTAAGATCCCTCAGATCCAAGCTCCGAACGTTAATGTTAATGTTTTTGTAGATGGTTCAAAAATAGATTCAACCTATAAGATTGTTGGAGCTTCAGGATGACAATTCCAAAATTAAGCCCGTTTGATCTTAGTTCGATCAATAGTTCTGACGTGTCAGGCTTAGACGGGTCAGAAAAAACAAGAAACACTATCTACATTGGCCTTGAAAACACTAGCCATGTAATCGCCTTAAAGCCTTTTGTCGAAAACATAAAGTACAATCTTACAAAAGAACTTGAGTACATGTCAGATAAAGACAAGTGGGAAAAAGTTATAAAAGAGTATACAGGAGATTTTACAATTGACCTTGATTTAAAGCTTCCCGCATCTTCTCCGAAAGAAGCGAGAAACAATGTTGGAAAAATTGAACATCTGCAAAAAATGTTGCTAGAACCCTATTCGGCAATTGGTGAATTTATTAATAACAACGAAGAACATCATGTTGGGCCCTTATTTTTTGTTTCCTTCGTTAATTTAATCTTTGGACAGGGACCGATTGGTTCCGACTTAGCGATAGATCAGTTGGCCGATGAACTCTTTTTTCATGGCTTTCCATGCACGATAAAATCAATTTCCTATAAACCAGATGTAAAAATGGGATTTTTTGAATTCGACTCACCTGATAAGCAATATTTGTATCCAAAACTACTGGATTTAACACTTACACTTTCATTTGAAAACAACAACAGAAGCGAAGATGCTTTGCCACTAAAAGGATTTACAAGAGGTGGCGACCTTCAAGCTGGAGATTTTGGAAATTTTCCATTTGATGTTATCACGAACTACAGGTATTCTGATGTGGCAAATGCCATAAAATCAGAAATTAACTATAACTCAAGAAATTATTACATATATCTGTTTCGTGACAATGTAACGGCATTGTTTCCTGCATTTATAGAAGATTTTTCTCGCGACTTTGAAGTTGAAAACAATGTTGTCGAGTCAAAGTCAAAATACATTGGCAAAGGTATTGATACCGGAAAGTTTAGTACGCCTCAAAAACTTTCTTACAAAGTCGTTTTTTCTGTTCCATGTGCCAACATTGAGCAATCAAAGATTTTTTGCAGTGAGGTTGCTAAGTTGATGCGTATGTTTTATCGACCTCAAGAAACCGATGAGGCTATTTCTCGAGATCCCTTTAAAGTTTACATTCCTGGATTCATTGAAGGTCCTAATGATTCTCAGTCTTTTTCAGACATTTTAGCACCAGGGGCTCTTAATACTGCACCACCAGAAACGACCATGTCAGTAGAGGAAACGCTCAGGTTGACTGGTTTTAACACAATCGAAGAGGCTCTGGCAGGCGGTGATGAAGAAGAAGGGGGACCTCCTGCTCTAATCGTTGAGGATGATAGGGATGTCGCCGCTGTCAAACACGAGCCTCCAGGTATTTATCTATTTATGGAAGATTTAGGTATCGAGATGATGCATGACATGGGTTTTTTTGATGATTCGACTGATGGATACTTATTCCCAAAAGCTTTTAAAGTCACTATCGGTCTGGTTTCAGATTATTCTCACAAGTACGAATCTTCAATAAAACCTTTTAAAGTTGAAGTCGATAGGTCAGCGTCACACGAAAGTGAACTTTTTCCATTCAACAGAAAAACATTTAAAATAGGAGAATAACATGGCAAAATATCACAATGACCTGATGGCAATTCTTAACGATGATTTGTATTTTGAAATGTTTGAAAAGAGAGGTGTTAAGTTTCTCAAAATCATTCGATCAAAAGATTTTTATCCTTTAAGCGGACTTGAGCTCAAAATTAAAAAAGAGCACCATTGGTCTCAAGGAGACTCTTTTTGGAAACTAGCTCAGAGATTTTACAACGATCCAAAGCTTTGGTGGGCACTCGCTATTGTTAACAAAAAACCTACGGACAATCATTGTTCCATCGGTGACGTTATCTTTATTCCAAAAGACATCTATAAGGTTGTGGAGGCGATGAGATAATGACTACACCAAGAGAGTTTTATTCATACCAAGATAATGAGGTCAAAATATTCTTCCAAACTGCATTTGCCGGAAATGGCACGAACGAAAATGAATGGAAAAACCATTACAGACATCATACAGGTGCAGATGCGGACACTGGGGAAGTTACATCGCCACCAGAAAACAATGGATACATTAGGGGATTAGTTAGAAGAAGGTTCGGGTTCAAGTTTGACGAAGGAATTTCACCAGATGGCACTCCTTATTACAATACAGATGTAAATCAGCCCAAATTAACGAGATCTGACGAGCACAAAAAGCCCCTATCTAGAAAGAGAGAGGCGTTGGATCTTGTCATCATGATTTCACAAGAAACCGATGAGCGTTCTTATACTGACTTGATAGATAATTTTCTTAAACCCAAACTTATATCTTGGAACGACAAATACGGTGATCGAAACCACACAGCTGCAAAGTCTGGAGATCCCGAATCGCGAAAAAGAGTACAAGAGTATGTTGGGGCATGGCTCAGATCTGAGGCTTCAACTAAAGAAATACATCAGGCATGCAAAACTCTCATTGACGAATTCGGGATTGAAAAATACCCAATTAGGGCTGGTACAGCTAAAAGATTTCTTACTGGTAATGAATTTTTTACTAATTGGATCTTTGATGGACATGCTGGACTGAGCATTTATCCAAACAATTTATTTCGAGACTTAGTAAGTGGTACTGATGATACTCTTGGTAACGTCGGAAATGCAGGTGGCGGGTACACTTTCCAGCAGACTCCAACCGAGGCTTTTGGATTTGCGCAAAAACTGGCAGACGCAGATTTTGCTGGAGATGCTCTTACTGGGAGATTTTTCGACTACGATACAAACCGAACAACTGATGCTTTGGCTGAGGCTTTAATCCAAGAGAGGTCAGAAGAAAACAAGCAATTGTTTGAAAACCTAGAAAAACTAACAAAATCAATCGATGGCATCGACACTGTTCCAGGCATAAAAGATGAAAACGACATTTTAAATATTAGACAATGCTTCTTGTTGAAAAATAACAAATTTGCAATTGATGGTGGTGGATTTGCTCCGGAATGGATAAACTCTCAAACGAGTACCAGTTTGGATGAATCAAAAGGTACGGTTCCTTTTGTTAACACCTGGTTTAAAAATAGAATCTATAGAGCGAGAGAATCTAGATTCTTGTTCAATAAACTTCTAGCCAATCCACCAAAACAAGGACAATGGTTCGCAGATTTCAAAGAAAAAAGAAAAGTTATGAATAAAAAATTGTTCTGGATTTACACTGATGCGAACGGAGACTTAAAACAAACTGAGCTTTTCTTAACAAAAGACAAAATGGCTGAACATTATTGGAAAGCAGATCTTGAAGAAGATGAAGATTATGATGTTTTCCAAGAGAACCATGGTTTGACCTCTGCAAACCTAAACATACGCAAAGGATATTATTATTTAAAATCAATTAACATTAATTATGATGGCACAAATCCATCAACAGCAAGAAAAGATGTTGTTGTTGAAATGGAATTTTCCATAAGCTCTCTGGCATCATTAGAACTGCCTATTTCAAATAAAATCGCAGAAATAGGCGACCACATAAAGCTTTATGACTTAGTTACCTTGCCTGTTACAGATAAAATTTCTAATTCAGATAACATAGGAAAAATGGGAATTTCAAGTTATGACCCTGACTATTCTCGGGTTAGACTTGTCGTCTATGAAGACAGAGAAGATAGGTCTGCTATGATCATTGATCTGTCAACAATCGATCACGAAATCAATAGAAGTTCCGATACAGGCGATTGTACTTTCAAAATAACATACAGAGGGTATTTTGAGCAAGTCTTAACTATGCCTTTTACTGATGTTTTAGCAAATAAAAACAAGAGAGACAAAAGAAGACAAATTGATTCCGCCCTAGATGAAATAAGAAATTCAGGGAAATGTAGCGTTGAGGCTATTCGCGAATCAAAACAAATAGAAGCTCAATGGTATAGAGAAAATACTGCAAAAGTCAAATCTACAAGATTTATTACCGAGCTTTGGGAGAAGGGTTTGATTTATGACTACAAGCTAGATACCGCCGCGGCTAGCAAAATCTTCAATGGTGTGGAAACAGAGCAGGAACCACTGGTATCATTTTTAAAAGTAGATGCAGGTGAGACGCCTTATTTTCAAACAGTAGTGGGCTCATCAGGTAGCGTTGACATAAACGACAAGCTTTATGTTGAAAACTATGGTAGGAGTAGAGGCGAATATCTTGAGGAAGAGAGGACTTGGTGGGCTCCAGCGGCGGAACTTGTTGGAGCCGATAGCGCCACAACTATCACTGTCGAGTCTGGTGCTTCAGTCTTACCTGGTAGTTGTTTTTTTCTAGGTGACTTGTTCAATGTTGCATTGGAGGTTCTTTACGACGATGAAGAAACAAAGAAAAAGTTGCAACTTGAATTTATTTTTGGTTCTATAGCTGAAGACAGCGATGGCACCTTCTTCGAGAACGAAGTGTCAAATCCTCTAGACTATGCTGTCGACGTTGCAGTATTCCTCAAGTGGTTTGAAGAAAGAGTTGTCGCAAAAAAGATTTCCTTTTATCCGGTCACTACTTTTTTCAGAGACATGATGCAAAAACTGTTGGTCGACATAAAAATGAAATTCTGTCTAAATAATGAAACTGAGCCACCGCAGTATAGGATGGCCTTTATCACAACTGACGAAACACAGCCGATCAACGTAAGAGATGGTTATTTAGATCTAGACCAACCTTTTATAAATTACAATACTGATGATCCTAGTCGACCTATCCTAACAAGGGCGCCAATTAGCACCATCAAGGATACAAAAAACTATTGTGTTTTTTATCAACAATCACAATCTAGATTTGAAACAACTAAATACAATGATTTAATACACACTCCAAGAATTTTTTACGGTATGAAAAATAATCGCTGGAATTTTGTCTCAAATGTTACTTTTGCAAAAACCGATGCTCCTTTCCTGAGGGAGGCAAGATACTTCAATAACAACTTTGGAGACTTATCTCTATTATCAAACGTGTATGACCTTTCATTTTCTTTCAATTCACGAATGGGTAATAAGGTTTTTTATCCCGGTGTTATTTTTGAATTTATACTTTTAGATTGGGGGCCTGAATGGAGCGACTCTCCTCCGATCAAAGCAGTGCCGCTAACCTTTAACGAAGAAACAAATTCTTTTACCGCGGCAAGCTATGATGTTTTTGGCCCAGCAAATCCTCACAAACTACGTACTATTTCCAACATCACTGGTTTTGGAGGATACTTTATAGTAAAAAGCGTAAGTTATAGATTAGGTGAAACAAATCAGGATTATGAAATTGCAATTAATTCAAAATTTATCGGCGCAAATGAAAGCGTCTTAATGAGAAACGGTAAAGAAATACAAAACGTAGAAGATAAACCTAAATCAATTTCTGATCAAGAATGTCTTGCTGAACTAAGGAACATTACTGGTATCAAAGAAAAAACGGAGAATGATTAAATGTCGCGAGAATTTAAATTTACAGAAGGGCAAAAAATTGCTACGAAAATGTTCTATAGGGCAAAGTGGAACACCCAAGCTTTTGAAGACCCAGATCCCTTAGTTCTCAAGAATGTACATTTTTATGAAAGAACTCACTACGGAATGATTGATAACAAAAATAATTCAATCATTCCGAATTCAGACAAACTCACATACATTGATGATGTTCGTGTTTTTGATTTGGTTGCCGATTCCTATGTGCTAATGAAATCAAACCTCCAAAATGCCGTTCAGAGAGGTCACATACCTCGCGAAGGAGCTATTTTTGGCGCTATAACTGCGATTGAAGCATACGAAGATCCTAGGTTAAGTTACAGAAAATACTTGGGGAATATTCTCACATTTTACAACGAAACACACATACCAAACATAGTTGGTACTACCAGTATAGCATCTTATGATGACTATGTCAAGCATTTTTTTAAATTAATTTTTGACATAAAAAACGAATCTCCCATAACCATGTCTAGATGGAATACAACATTCTCATCAAACATCCTACATTCCGGAATGGCTGTAAAATATGCAGACATTGGCTATAATGATGATCAAGCAAAGATTGATCAAATTGTTGATAACTCTTGTTTTCCTTATTTCAAAAACATTTGCTTAAACATGGGATTTTCAATTGATAAAAATAACCCACAGATTATAATTTATGACCTTACATCTCCAGCAAATGAAAAATTAAGACGAAAAAGAGGAATATTATCTTTAAATGATTTTTTTGATTTTTATTTTATTACAACATTTACTATAGATAATGAATTATTATATAATACTATTAATTTATATTATAATAAATATGTTGGCAAAAACTCACTTTTGCGTATCACAAAAATTCATTGTGGCAAACCTGTGACGCAATTTAAAACTTTAGAAACCGTACCATTGAACAAAAGACCTTTTGATGACCTGCAGGAGGTGATCAATTATGCTAGAATTAGAAATCACGAAGAAGGAAAGCCGTTTGGACCAGCAAAAATGAGGAAAATTGAAAAAAAAGCAAATTATTTCCTTAAAAAAGTTGACAAACCCTCTGCAATGAGTTATATTAATGATACGTTCCGAGACCAAGTATGGAACAAGGACCATGGCTTTGATGACGGCGTCAAAAAGCTACAAGGACAGACGAAAACTGAAACTGCAAGACGAGATGTTGGGGCATCTCGTAGTGGAGCCGATTCTTCTTCCGGCACAAGTGGCGGAAGTTCAGTATCGGGTGGAGGCTCTTCGTCTTATTAATGGAGGACAAATGCTATTTCAACTATTAGACAATAAAACAGATTGTGCTGGTACCTATGTCAGTGGACAGTTTGTTTGGGACAAAATCCCACAAGGATTATCAAAAACATGGGCTTATTCGGATCATTTATTTGGGATGGATGTTGATTACGCCAATCTACTCATTGGGGGAAAATCGATAAACGATGTATGTCCTGAGCATTTGTTGGATCGTTGGACAATAGCAAATAGATTGTTTAAATCTCACTTTAAAGCTTTGTTTGCTTCAAAAATTAATCTGGAAGATGTATGTTTTTACGATGTTGTTCCAAAAAAACATTTACAACATTATTTCGAAGTTAAAAACGAAATAACCCAGTGGGTATTTGATAACATCGAAAAACCAGTAAATTACAATTTTCTAAAGAGAGTTCAAATGGCAGTAAAAGAATTGAAAACTCATCCTGTGAACTTAAATTCTTTCGGTGTCTATGTAAGCAGCGCTGATTGTATGAAAGCAAAGCATCTTTATGAACAATTTGGCGAATCCACCCCGTATGTTGACTATAATATTTTCGGTACAATCACGGGTCGGATGACGACTAAAAAAAATTCGTTTCCCATTTTGAATCTCAAGAGTGAATTGAAGAACTTCGTAAGACCAAACAACGATGTGTTTATAGAACTTGACTTCAATGCTGCTGAGGTTCGAACAATGCTTGCACTGCAAGGCCACAAACAACCTGAGGAGGACATCCATGAGTGGAACATCAAAAACATTTTTAAGAAAGATCTTAGCCGAGAAAAAGCTAAAACAAAATTATTTGCTTGGCTCTATAACGAAGAGTCAAACGCAATCCAATCGGATTTCTACGATAGGAAAAGCCTTAGAGAAAGATATTATGACGGAGAGAAGGTTCAAACCCCATTCGGGAGAACAATTGAGGCTCCCGTTCGCAAGGCCCTCAACTATCTACTCCAATCATCTTCCTCGGACAACACCCTTGACCGCTTTTGCAAGATTTCTAACTTTCTTAGGGCGACGAGATCCCATGTTGCTTTCGTTGTTCATGATAGCGTTGTCATCGACTTACACAAAGATGACAGACGAATAATACCAGAGTTAGTCAAGATGTTTGGCGATACAAAACTTGGTCAATTTAAGGTCAATTGTTCAATAGGAAAAACCCTAGGGACTATGAGGGAATTTAAATGGTAGCAGGAGATTTGATAATTTTAAAAAATTGTCAAACAACTGGCTATAGCGATGGCCAAGTTGGTATAATAACAAAAATAGAAAATTTAGGATTATACAACCTTTATTGGATTGCAATGCCAAATGGTGTCAAAGTTCCTATGTGGGCTGAAGAGTTTGAGATTCTAACTGGTAACCATGATGGAAGTAGGTGATTTAATTACAATTTCAAAAAGTCCATGGGATCGTCGAGTGTTGTTTGGATATAAAAATGGAGATGTAGCAATGGTATTGCAACTTCATCCAATTCCAAGTCATTTTTCACTCCCATCAGTAATAGTTTATGTTTTTGCCTCTAATAAAACAGTTACAATACCAATTTTATACATAACAACCACAGGAGAATAAAATGATTTTAGTAGGACTCGGACAAGCAGGAAAAAATATTGTCAATCTATTTAAGCCTCATTCAAAAAATTATAAAATTATTGTACTTGATGAGGGCGAAGGTTTAGAATCCAAGAATTCAGTAGAAGATTATGATCAAGAACCAATAAAACTCAGCACCAGAGGCCTCAAATCTTACTCTGAAGCCATTCTGTTTGTATGTGGGTCTGGTAAGGTTGCCGGCTCTTCTTTGCGCGTTCTAGAGGCTCTCAGCGGCTTTAAAACAACGGTCGTCTACATTGTGCCTGATCTTGAATTTTCATCCGAGATAGAAAGAAAAAGGCACAAAGTCCACTTCGGGGTACTACAGGAGTATACCCGTTCAGGCATGATACATGAAATGCTAATCTTGGATAACAAAACATTGTTGGATCACGTAGGTTCTGGTACAACTCTTAAATATTATGAAAAAATAAATTACTTTATCTACAACACCTTTCAGAACATAATGTATTGCAAACATGTTGAGCCTGAGTTTGGGAAGATACATGAAAAAAAAGAAATCTCTAAGATTTCGACAATTGGGATGGCTAAACTAGGTCAAGAAGAAAAAATGTTTTTTTCACTTGACAACGTTGCCGAAACATGTTATTATATAAACATAGAAGAGGAGGATTTACAGAATGATGAAACTATTATACCACAATGTCAAGAAATTGTTAGGCTTAACAAATCAAAAGATAGAGATACTTCTTATGCCATCTGGAAGTCTTCTGGCGACAACCACTACTATTCAATGCACTATACACACTTTATACAGTAGTTACAGAGGTCTTTATGAATAATCAAAAAAAAATTGAATGCACGGCAAAAACCCTTAGGAAACTTTTAAAAAATAAAAAAGAACTTTTGAATGCTGAATCCATAATCCTTCAAACATTAGCAATTGATCACATGGAAGGAATAGAAACAGAATCTTATGTTACAGAAAAAATTTTTGAAATTTCCAATCTTATCATGCATTTAACCGACAACATAAAAGAATGTCAAAAAAAGTTAAGAAAATAACTTGACAAACCCTTTCAAACATGTTATAATATAAACATAACAATAAGGGAGGAAAACATGCTAGCATTTGTTAGTACAACACTTTTTATCTTTGCATTTTCATGTCTTTGGCTGAAACTTGTAGGAGATTACTAGAATTGTGTAGATAATCGAAAAAAATTCGATTAAAAATACAAAAAATACTTGACAAGGTATCAAAACTATGTTATAATATAAATGTTCAATCAACCAACGGAGGAATTATGAACAACTCAATCAATACCACAGTATACACTGGAACTTTTAAGACACAAAAAGGCGAGGATCGTACAATGAATTTTATTCGACCAAACGAGGCTCCGAAGGGAACGTTCCCAACCTATTTCAGAGAACGAAAGCTAAGCGAAGGCATGGAAACCGTCTATGACATCGATCTTCAGGCATATCGAACATTCAATTCGAAAACTCAAGTCGGAAGTATTTCGTCAACAAATAAAGATGTAGTAGTTGATCTTTTTTAAGTTCACCAAATTGGCTCGCGGTCTGCCACAAAGACCGCTGTACGCACTTGTAGCTCAGCTGGATAGAGCATCCGCCTTCTAAGCGGACGGTCACAGGTTCGAATCCTGTCAAGTGTACTTTTTAAAAAAAATACTTGACAACCATCAAATAACCTGCTATAATGTTAGTATGAGGTGCTTTCATGAACTAATTAGTTGTGAAAATACAAAAAAATACTTGACAAGTGAATCTTTTCATGTTATAATACATTATACTAATTGCATTGGGGTCGGGATGAAAAAATAGCCTGACTACCTTAGTGATAAAACACAAAAAAATAAACTAAACCATAGGAGTAAATTTATGGGACTTAACATAGAAGCGATGCGAGCCAAACTTAATGCATCTAAAAATGGCACAAAACCAACAGGGAAGTCTTCCACAATGTGGAGACCAAAAGCGGGAGACCAAAACATCCGTATACTCCCAACTGCGGACGGTGATCCGTTCCGTGAATTCCATTTCCACTATAATCTGGGAAAAAATCCTGGAATCTACTGCAACAAGCGCAATGACAACTCAGAGTGTGCCATCTGCGATTTCGCCTCAAAACTTTGGCGAGAAGGTGTTGAAAGTGATGATTCCAATCTTAAGAATGAAGCAAAAAAATTATTTGCTCGAAAGCGTTATTATTCTCCAGTATTGGTTCGTGGAACCGAGTCCGAAGGTGTAAAAATCTGGGCTTATGGAAAAACAGCGTATGAGACTTTACTAGGTTATGTTCTAGATCCAGACTATGGAGACATTACAGACCCTCAGACAGGTACAGACATAAAATTAACTTATACTCTTGCCTCTGGTCCCGGTGCTTTTCCAAAGACAGCTCTCCAGCCTCGCAGACGTCCTTCTGTCCTCTGTGACGATGCGATTGCTGATTGTCAAGAGTTGCTTGACTCGGTTCCTAAAATCGATAACTTGTTTGATCGCAAGTCTCCGGAAGAAGTCCAAGAATTATTAAACAATTATTTGTCGTCTGATAATTCTGCTGAGGCTTCTTCTAGTGAGACTCAACGATACAAAAAACAAGATGGATCCAATGTTGACCAAGCTTTCGCAGCATTTATGAGCGAAGAATAGTTATAGGTCCTCCTGTGTTGTAAGGGTTTGGTCGTTTGTCCCTTGGTTAAAAAAACGGCCCCTTTTTTATGATTTGTGAACATTGCGATTGCAAATCACCGAGAGCGGGATCGGATATCCCATTTAAATTTAAATAGCGAGGTGCAAAAATGCACAGTTACAATGTACACAATGTACAAGATCTTTATAATAGGGTTTTTAAAAAAATAGCAACAGATGAATCTTTTGAGAGACCTCATGGTTGCTGGAAAAGAACAAATAGAGATGGTTTTATCAACGATTTATTTTTTGGAATTGCATCCACTCCAATCGTTGTAGCAGAAGTTACAAGCTGTAGAGATTACGCAATAGAAAATAATGATGATTTGAGTAAATCATTTTATTCAGACTTGATTGTCGATGGTAAACGCTTTGTTAGCTTAGATGGTAAACACAGAAAAGAATGCATTATTATGTTTTTGGAAAATTTACACGGCTATACTGGTTATGTTCTTGATACTTTGGGCAATCGAAGATTTGTAAGAAATAAACTTTTCAAAGACTTGAATTATCAAGAACAGCAACGTTTCTATAATAGTCAATTATGTATTACAACATATACTGACTTGTCTAGGAAAGATTTGTCTAAAGTTTTTTTGTCACTAAATGCCAATGCCCCCCTCACAAATCAACATAAAAGAAATGCGCTGCAAACAATGATGTCAGGGTGGACACGTAAAATGTCCAAACAACATCAAAACCTCATGATTTCTCTTTTTGGAGAAAAATCACTCCCATCAATGAAACCTGAGGAGTTTGTATCAAAGCTTTACTTGCATTGTGATGACGTCAAAAATGATGTTGGAGATTCTAGTCTAAATCGATTGTATCAAAATGGCATAGGAAAAACTTGGCATGAAGCATATAGTGGCACATCTAAACAGATCACCCAAGAGGTTCTAAAAAATCTTACTTCCCTAAATAGCGTAACACCTATACCGAAAAATAGAAAAGTATGTTTTGTACTTGCAACACATAGCTCAGTGCAATCCGGATTTTCCATTGATGATGAACAAAAATTTGTTAAAAACGTTTCTAAGTTAGATGAGAAGCTTGAAGATCTTTCTAGGAAAAAACATGTCGAAGACAAACTAAAAGATCCAGAAGTCTCCGTTGCTCCTTATTATTTTGAACAAATGAGGCTAAACTGGAACCATCAGTATCGTTTCCAAAGACAAAACTCTCTTTGGAGAGAAATACAAAAAGATCCTGAATTGTATGGTCTTATAAAAGTTGCAACTGAAGCAGTTGCCAAGTAAATCATAGGAGAAATTATGACTACATTATTATTAACTCTTCTCTTCGCTTGCGGAGATAAAGAAGAAGAAACAGATTCAGCAACCGAAGAGGTTGTCGAAGAATCCACCGAAGAGGAAGCTGAAGACACAGCAGTGTCCGAGGAGGAGTAAATGACAAAGGCAGGTAAGATTGACATTTCAGCAATGAAAAAAGCCATCAACAAAAAAGTTGGCATGGACATTGCTCATAATCTGAGCGAAAGCAATCCTTCCGAAGTCAAAGAATGGATTCCAACTGGTTCACGCTGGCTGGACTCTATAATCTGTCGTGGCCAAATGGCGGGTATTCCTGTCGGAAGATTCACTGAACTTGCTGGTTTATCTGGCGCTGGTAAATCTTTCATGGCTGCACAGATTGGCGCACAGGCTCAAAAATTGGGCCACTGCGTTGTCTACTTTGATGCCGAAAGTGCAATTAATACTGAATTCTTACAGAAGTGTGGGATTGACATTGACGGCGCTTTCTTATATGTTCAAGCAGTCTCAGTTGAAAAAATTCTCGAGACCATTGAGACATTAATGGAAGACCACCCAGGTGTACAATTCTTGTTTATTTGGGATTCTGTTGCAGCAACTGCATCGGAAAAAGAACTTGAAGGAGACTTCAATCCTCAATCAACTATGGCAGTTAAGCCAAGAATCTTTTCAAAGATGCTAGCGAAATTAGCCGGTCCAATTGCAAATCATGACTGTACAATGCTCATGATTAATCAACTAAAAACTAACATTTCTACAAATACATGGGAAATGCTAGCAGAGCCTTATTTCACCCCAGGTGGCAAAGCTTTGATCTATGCTTACTCTCTTCGCATTTGGTTAACAAAGCGAAATAGAAAAGCAGCTCACGTTGAGCAAAATGGAGTTAGAATTGGTTCTGAGGTGCGAGCCCGACTTCCAAAATCTCGTTTTGGAACAGAGAATAGAGAATGTACATTCAAAATTCTTTGGGGTGACAAGGTTGGAATTCAAGATGAAGAATCTTGGCTCGAAGCTCTGAGGGCTTCTGGTTCTGAAAGGTTTAAGCCTGGAGCTTGGAACAAAATGTATGACCGTAGTGGCAAAGAATTTAAGTTCCAAAGAGCAAACTGGATGAATAAACTTAAAGATCCTGAATTTAGAGCATGTGTTCTAGACATAATGGATCAAGAGATTATTATGAAGTTTGAAACCGAAGGTAAAAACTTTAAAGTAGACAAAGAGACCGAAGAAGGTTAGATCCTGAAGGTACTTTTTTTGAGGTAGTTTGGAATAATCTTTGATTAAATCACTATTTAAAGTAACAGTCATTTGTTTTGTTCATACTACCTCCTTTTGAACCCCGTTGGCATTTTCGTCTTCGGGGTTTTTTTGTTTTTAGATGACTATTTATCATGATTGCGGAGACCGTCTGTGAAACTAACAGAAGCAAAACTAAAACAAATGATCTTGGAAGCATTGGAAGAAGAATCTTTGGATGGACTCTTATCTCAACGTGGTTTTAAACCTTATAAATATGCAAAGTTTTTCAAAAAACCAGTATTACACAAGACCTTTAACTCACGTAGTTGGTTCACTGAAGATGGGAAGGTGCAATTCACTTTGGGTTATAATATTGTTAACAATGGGACTACCTTAAAATATGAAGCCACGGCATTTAGCAAAAGACAACTGAAGAAACGTCGACGTCAGGCATCTGGTAAGAGATTTAGAATTGCTTTTGGTGAAATCGAATTGAATTCCGAAAATAATGACCATCCCAAAAATCTGTTAACGCAAGAGAACTTGAAACTAGCTGATAACCTCATGCTATCTGTAGAAAAAGAAGAAATATCTCAACAGCTGTTGATGTACGCTTCAAAATAGAAGTCAGGAAAAGTTTAAAACTAACTTGACAAACCTTCCGAGACATGTTATAATAAATATACAACTCGGAGGACAAATGAAAACATACTTGGTATGGTATCGCATCGATGGCGATAAAGAAGACAGAATCAGAGGCACAGCATTGAACTGGTCTCAAGCAGAAAAAATGGCTGATAATTTAGCCTTCTATCTTAGTCTTATTGATGTAAAGTTTGACTATGGTGTTAAATCGTACAAGATTAACGTCTTGCCGGTTGATTTAATAAACGATGATGGATCCTTGGATAAATGGGGACCCGAAGATTTTGGAGAATAAATGAAAAACGTAATAATAATTGATGCATTGAACATGTTTTTGAGATCTTATGTAATCTCGCCTCATCTCAACAAAAAAGGATGGCCTATAGGAGGCACTATAGGCTTTTTAAAGAGCCTACAGAAGGTGTCTAGGGACTTTGCCGCTGATGAGATTATAATCGCCTGGGATGGCCATGAGGGCTCTCAAAGACGACGCTCAATGAATAAAGACTACAAAGGTGGTCGAAAACCAGTTAGGTTCAATCGACGCATGGTTGAAATACCTGAAGACAAAGAAGAAGCCAACAAAGGTTTCCAACAAGTACGACTAATGGAATACTTAAACGAAATGCCCGTCATTCAACTTATAGCAGATTTTACGGAAGCAGACGATATTATTGCTCTTGTGATCAATCATCCAAGATACAATGGGTGGAAAAAAACAATAATCTCCTCTGACAAAGACTTTTTCCAGTTGTGTCGAAAAGATGTGGAAATTTATCGCCCAATACAAAAGAAGATTGTCACACAACAGTCTGTTATCGAAGAATTCAAGATTCATCCAAACAACTTTGCTTTGGCAAGAGCAATTGCCGGTGATTCATCAGATAATTTGCCCGGTATCAAAGGAGCGGGGCTTAAGACAATTGCCAAAAGATTCCCTTACTTGATCAGACAAGATGAATATACTTGTGCAGACATAGTTAGAGATTGTGCGATGAAAGGAAAAAAGTTGAAAATACACGAGAACATCGAAAGCAACGAGAAACTTATCAAAGACAACTATGCCATTATGCAATTGCAACATCCAAATATCAGGGCGATGAATAGAGAGATCATTAAAAATTCTATAAGCAACTTTGAGCCTAGTTTTAATAAAATTAATTTTACAAAAATGCTTTTAGAGGATGACGCCGCTAGTCTCAATTTCACAGACTTACTAACAGTCTTTAGAAAAATAAAAAGATAAAAATATTTGACAACTGGGATACAAAATGTTATACTTATAACACGAGCAAAAAAATTAGGAGGACACATGAAGGAATTAACTTCAAAAGAAACATTTACAAGGTTTGGAAAAAATTTCCAAGAAAACCTTTGCCAACTTATGTTGGAGGACAGGCCATTCTTTGATCAGATCATGGAAGTCATGGACGTCAGCTTTTTTGAGAGCAAACACTTGCAAGTGTTTGCACAAACTTTGATTAACTATAGAGAAAAGTATAATACACACCCTAATCTTGAGGTAATGTTTACTTTACTAAGAACTGAATTAAATCATCACGACAAAGCAACTGCACAAGCTGTTCGAAACTTTGGGGCTAGAATAAAATCATCCGATGGTATCGAAGAAGCAGCATTCATTAAAGACAAAGCAATCGACTTTTGTCGAAAACAAACATTGAAAGGGGCTATGATGAAATCAGCAACATTGCTCAAGTCATCATCATTTGAAGAGATCGAGAAAGTGATCAAGGAGGCCCTAGTTCTTGGTACAGACAATAACTTCGGCCATGATTTTCGCAAAGATCTGCTTAAACGTTTTGAGTTATTGTCAAGAGATCCAATCTCAACTGGTTGGTCACGAATGGATGAAATTTTCAAGGGAGGTCTTGGAAAATCCGAATTGGGTGTTGTTATTGCTCCTACCGGTGCTGGGAAGTCTATGGTCATGGTCCATCTCGCGACTCAAGCGTTGTTGCAAGGAAAAACTGTTGTCTATTATACCCTCGAACTTAAAGACACAGTGGTGGGCCAAAGGTTTGATTGCTGTATTACCGACGTTCCTTTGCAAGAACATAGAATGAGGCAAAAAGAAATTGTTTCCAAGGTGAAAGATCTTGAGGGTACTCTAATTATCAAAGAATACCCAACGAAGTCTGCTTCGGTTCAAACGCTTAAGAATCACATTGAAAAGTTACGAAAGCGTGGAATAGAGCCAGACATGGTACTAGTAGATTATGCGGACTTGTTACGTCCGGTGAGGAGTTCAGGTGAAAAACGACACGAATTGGAAGAAACTTACGAAGGCCTTCGAGGACTTGCTCAGTCCTATGAGTTTCCCATTTGGACCGCTTCCCAGACGAACAGGGGCGGGCTCAACGCGGAAGTCATCACGATGGAAGCGATCTCAGAAGCGTTCAACAAATGCTTCGTCGCAGACTTCATCTTCTCGCTCTCTCGAACAGTCCAAGACAAACAGGCAAACAAAGGAAGACTATTTGTAGCCAAGAATCGAAATGGACCAGACGGCTTGGTATTCGATGCATTTGTTGATTGGTCAACAGTCTCTATTTCTATTTTAGATCGAGATGAAACAGCAGAAAAAATGCAATCCACAGCAGATGCCTTTCAAATGTTAAGAGACAAATACGCAAAGGTTGGAAAATAAAATGGAATTATCGCAAATTTATACTTTAGAAGAAAAGCAATACATGAAAAATTTACTACACAGGAACAGAAAAATGGATCTAGAAAAGGAAATCTTGTCGGACATAACCGTTCACATGAAATACGCTCGTTACTTAGAGGATAAGCAACGAAGAGAAAACTGGTACGAATTGGTAACTCGTAACATGGAAATGCACATCAAAAAGTTTCCACAACTCGAGCAAGAGATTCGTGAGAACTACAAGTTTGTGTTTGACAAGAAGGTGCTACCATCGATGCGAAGCATGCAGTTTGGAGGAAAACCAATCGAGGTGTCTCCGAATCGTATCTTTAATTGTGCGTTCGCACCTGCTGATGACCCACGAGTATTTGGCGAGATCATGTTTTTGCTATTAGGCGGAACAGGTGTTGGCTATTCTGTTCAACATCATCACGTTGAAAAACTTCCCGAGATTCACAGACCTTCTTCGAAAAGAACTCGAAGATTTTTAATTGGAGATTCAATTGAGGGATGGGCAGATGCAGTGAAAGCATTGATCCAGTCTTATTTCAAAGGTACCTCCAAATTACGATTTGATTTCTCGGACATCCGTCCGAAAGGCGCAAGACTAGTTACATCCGGCGGAAAGGCGCCGGGACCACAACCACTGAGAGAATGTTTAGTTAAAGTAGAGGGAATTTTAGATGCTAAAGAAAATGGTGACAAACTCACTCCTATTGAGGTGCATGACATCATCTGCCACATTGCGGATGCGGTTCTCGCTGGAGGTATTCGCCGCGCTGCCCTTATTTCTTTATTCTCGGCTGATGACGAAGAGATGCTCGGAGCGAAAGCAGGATCGTGGTGGGAACTCAACCCTCAACGAGGAAGAGCAAACAACTCTGTAGTTATTATGAGACACAGGATTGATAAAGCAACATTCAAAAACATTTGGAAACGAGTCGAGGAATCACGGTCAGGTGAACCCGGATTTTATTTTTCCAATGATAAAGAATGGGGCTGTAACCCTTGCTGTGAAATTGGTCTTCGTCCATTTCAATTTTGTAACTTAGTTGAGATTAATGTCTCGGATGTAAAAGATCAAGAAGATTTAAATGCCCGATCTCGAGCCGCCTCTTTTATTGGCACACTTCAAGCATCATACACAGATTTCCATTATCTCAGACCTGTATGGCAACGCACTACGGAAAAGGATGCTTTAATAGGTGTTTCAATGACTGGTATTGCCTCCGGCGGTGTTCTTGAGTTAGACATGACCGAGGCCTCTTTGGAAGTATCAAAGATGAATCGCCAAGTTGCAATGCAAATAGGTATTAACCAAGCAGCACGACAAACATGTGTTAAACCAGCAGGAACTACATCTCTGACTCTTGGTACATCAAGTGGTATTCATGCGTGGCATAACGACTATTATATACGCAGATTACGCGTAGGAAAGAATGAGGCGATCTATCACTATCTCGCTCAGAACCTGCCTGAGTTGGTCGAGGACTGCCGTTTCCGACCACATGATACTGCTATCCTATCTGTTCCTCAAAAAGCTCCTGAAGGGGCAATAACGCGCCACGAAACAGCCCTAGATTTGCTCGAGAGAGTAAAAAAGGTTTCAAATGAATGGATCAAGTCCGGACACAAAAACGGAAACAATACCCACAATGTCTCGGCAACCGTTACAATCAAAGATGATGAATGGGATACTGTTGGTGATTGGATGTGGAACAACAGAGGTGTATACAACGGATTATCAGTTTTACCTTATGACGGTGGCACATATGTGCAGGCACCTTTTGAAGATTGCGACAAGGAAACTTACGAAAGAATGCTTGAATTGGTAAAAAACGTTGATTTAGATCTAATTACAGAAGTTACAGATGAAACTGACTTAAGTGGCGAAGTCGCATGTGCCGGCGGAGCCTGTGAAATATTTTAGGAGAAATTATGAGAGAAGAAATTGAAAAAGTAATTGAAGCTTTGCAAAATGCACTCGATGATCTTGACAAGGTTGACAATGGTTCTTATGGCTATAAGTCTGCTGCACCTCGAGCGAGAAAGGTTCTTATGGAGGCGTCAAAGCAAATCAAGGATGTCCGGACACAAGTTCAAGAAGTTAAAAAATCTCACGAACAAAACTAATTTACTTGACATTGACTACAAAACGTGTTATACTATATGTGTAACACGTTTTTTTATTATGGAGACAACATGGAATTTAAACCGTTTAATAAACATTTGTGGATAAAGCCACAAGAAGAAGAGCAAAACAAAGAAGATCCTTTGTTCATTATGCCCGACGAATATCAACCGCCAAAATCCCCTTATGTAATAGGAGAGATCTTAGACATGTCTGAAGATTGCACGATAGACTTGCTCCCAGGAGATACTATTGTGGTCGAAAGAAGCACAATTCAGGAAATAAAAGGAGATTTCGAGACTATTTACGTCGTTAAAGAAAACTATGTCTACGGGAGAATCAACGATGAAACTGACAAGTGAAAAATTAAAAAAAATTATTTTAGAAGTTATCGAAGAGAAAACAATCTTCAAAACTTCAAAGTCTTCTTACAAGATGCATCGTTTAGATGAGACGACCATGACAGCGCTTCAAGGAAAATACATGGAAGCAGGTTTTATTGTAATTACACCTGATAGAACATGCCAAGCGGAGCTTGGATTGGCTTATGGAGAACCCTGCCCTCCTGGAGCAGCCGAAGAGCAAGCAGGAAGAAACGAACAAAATCGAGAATCAATGAAACAAGAGATAAGAGCAGCCGGATTTGGTTTCACACCAGTGATGGGCGGCTACAAAGAAAAATTAGTTAATCCTGACACTGGAGAAGAATCTAGAGTTGACACCAATGAACCAGAGGCCGGATTTCTAGTTATGGCGCAACCAGGTCGACCCGGATTAGGAATTGAAGAATTAAAAAATCTAGGTATGGAACTTGCTGCAAAGTACAATCAAGATAGTTTCTTTTTTAAACCACCAGATGCAGAATCGACTGATGCTTTTTATCTCAAGAGAGATGGCTCTGTTGACATGACTTTCCATAACTTTAAGTTTGGTGATCTTGAGCAAGAATTCTATACACAGTTAGCTAAAGGTCCGGAGAGAAAACAACCAGAAAAACGATTCTCTGCAATTATGGAATCAATGATGGTACCAGTTCCTCCCAAAAATGCAACTGAGGCTAGGTCTCGTAGGGGTGAATTTTTTGTACATCGAAAGGCGGATAGATGAAAGAAGTAGAGTTATACGGAGATGGTATTGGTAAAGTTTCCTATGTACAGCACGTAGGCGATGATAAAATGATTGCTAATGCTGCGCGTGTTTCTTTTGGCCAAGACAATACAAAACCATTGACTCCAAGGGACAAAAAACTAATTAAGTATCTTATACAACACAAGCATACGTCACCATTTGAGCACAATTCGATCACGTTTTTGTTCGAGGTGCCTATGTTTGTACGCTCACAACACATGAGACATAGAACATGGGCTTACAATGAAATTTCTAGACGATACACTGAGGTCCACTTGAGATTCTATGAGCCACCGACATACAGAACCCAACACAAGAGCAATAGACAAGCGTCGAACTTAGAAGATCAACAAGATCCAACTATTACCCCTTTGTTCTTGGATACCTATTCTAAATCAACTGAGGCAGTAGCAAAGTGGCATGACATGTCTTTAGATTTATTTGACAAGTTGATAGAGGCTGGTGTTTGTCGAGAGCAGGCTAGAGGAGTCTTGCCACAAAACTTGTACGCAAAATACTATGGAACAGTCAACCTATCCAACCTTTTGAAGTTTATTGATCTCAGACTGCACGAAGGAGCACAATGGGAAATACAGCAGGTTGCTAGAGCATGTCTAGACATTGCAGCAGAGATTTGGCCTTTCTCTGTGGGAGCATACCGAGAACTTCGCGAATGAAGTTTAATTTAGGCGATCTTGTGTTAGTCAACTCACAATCGCCTATTTATAGTATATTTCCAACAAAGCCCATCGTAGGAATTATTTCAGACAAGGCCAGACTGATGTATGTTCATCTTTCTACATCTGATAAAATTCTTATAGAGTTTTGGGCTTACGAAGTATACGTTAATGGTCAAAGATTTGAAAACGTTCCGGAAGAGGGACTTAGGAGTTTAAAAAATGTCGATGAAGAAGATTCTGAATGAATGGAAAAAGTTCACATTAAACGAAGGAAGATTTGCCGGACTTTACGACCTCTTGACAGGTGTTGAACCAGGTTCTGTGGATGTTTTTATAAAACACTTTGTAGGCGATGACATTGTCGCTAACGAAACAAAAGACATCATCGAAGAAAAATTTGGCGAACTAATCTCAAAAGCAGTCTCTACACTACCAGAAGATGAACAATCAGAAATTTACAATAAACTACGCAGAGGGTACTTGATTCATTGGCGCAGACATCTCCCTAAATTAGAAAATGAAATTGTAAAAATAAAAGCAGAGTTATACCTAAAAGACTTAAAATCTATCGTTGACTCTGCCGGCTATTCATCTCTGCGGGGCAACAAAGACCTAGAAAACCTAAGCGCTGTGCAACAAAATGCAATCAGAGAATTACACTTGATGAAAGAAAATATTGGCGAATTTTTCAAAAGATTTATCTCTCAAGGGTCGATGAACAACACTGGATACTTAGGTAATCCGGGTGTTGGTGCTGCTTTTTTCGGTCAAATGGATGATTGGTTTTTGGGAAATGAAAAGTCAAACGAATTAGAAAGTGCCATAACAAACACGCGTCAAATTGGTTTAGATTCCATTGCATTAAATCCGAAAATTAAATTTGACGAATTACCAGAAGAATTACCGGAACCACCAGAAGACTTTGTCCCCCAAAACGATAGACTACCTTCTGCTGCAGACATCAGTGACTTCTTTTCTAGATTTGGACCAGAGAGTAATAAGTGATAATCGGCAAATCTGCCGCTTCGCTAATGTATGCATGGAGAACACAACAAAAATGCATACTGCTTGACGATTTTGTTTTCCATCACCTTTCCGACGAGTTTGATAACATTGACTTTTCGGAGTTTAATGTGCAGAGTGCTCGAGAACTAATTCCAAACTTAATTTTTGCCATGAGCCTCACGTCTCTTTTGTTACATGGTGGCAATGTTTCATCTTTTAGAATAGACAACAAAGAGTTGATAACGAAGGGTAATACAAAAATTGTTATCGATGAAAAGCTTGAAATTTTTGATGGCGAACCGACAGGTATGAATCAGATTTTTGATGATTTTTATTGGAGGGCTGGTAAACCTCATGACACTATGATCATTGAATCAGAAGAGGACTTTTGTAAAAGAATCTTTTTTTACGAGACAAGAAGAAGCAATGTGTCCAAGATAGTCAAAGACTTCACTGTTATCTCGAGAATGTCCGATGATGAGTTACTAGATCCATCGTATGGCAATGGAATTGTTAGAATAAAAACTCAAAGAATGTTTAAGAAAAATGACATAAAAGGTGAGTTTTCATGGCAACGTGGAGATAAGAGATACTATAAAAAAGTTAAATTTGATTTTGAAAAGAGATTCGTACTACCAGAGCTGAACCAGAAGATGACTTTTGAGCAAGCATGGAATCTCGAGCAAAAAAAGGAGAAGCCGTGGACAATGTGGAAGAAACTCATGTCGAAAGAAAAAACTTGGTTGGATTGATACCAGTAGCTGGACACGAAGACTATGATTTCAATCAACCGTGGCCTGATTGCTTGATGCCCATAGCAAGCGGATACAGCCTCATAGAGGCGTCTGTCGTGGAGTGTGCATGGGCAGGTTGCAAATCTATTTGGATCGTTGCAAACGATGATCTAGCCCCTATAATCAGGAAGAAAATAGGCGACTGGGCATGGGATCCTGTTTGGAACAATAGAAATCTATCACCTAATGCTTACGAATCTCGCAGAAGAATACCTATTTTCTACGTACCTGTTCCTCTGAAGCATAGAGATAAAATAGACTGCCTGTCATGGTCTGTCATACACGGTGCACTGACTGCTTTCAAGCTTACAAGTAATTTGACTAAGTGGGCAACACCCTCAAAATATTATGTGTCGTTCCCTCAGTCCTATTTTGACCCAACGTTGTTGAGAGGACACAGGAAAAGCATCGTAAGTGAAAAGAATTTCTTTGTTTCCTCGCACGGAATGAATGTCAAAGATGGGTACTTTACATCATTCACTTTTGATAAAAATGATTGGCTTGAGTTCCGTCGTGTAATAAGAACAGGAACAGGGATTAGAGTTCCAGGTACGACACCAGAGCAAAACATTAATCTAAATCCCTCCGATAGATGGTCTGCTCGCTGGTTTGGAGTTGACAAGGTATTTTCTCCCTTGAATCTAGATGACGCTTATGAATTAAAAATAGATAACTTTTTCAACATAAGGTCGTGGGAAGAGTATACCACATTTATTTCTAGTTCTAGGAGAATGACAATTCAAAGACCGACGAAATCCATACTGACTGGGACTACTTATAATAAAGTAGCAGAGGATAATGATGAAGTCTAGGTTGCAATTCTTAAAACACTTAAATAACTTTCGCAGCAAAAAGTTTGAATTACAAATCGTTAGAGAAACTTTGAAAGATGTTCATTTAGAGTTTGACATTTACCACAGGAAATGGTGCGCAGAAAATAATGTCGACCTCCACAAATTAAACGAAAAAAACTCTAGAAAAGTTGACATGATGTTCATTGATAATCAAACTACCAAATTAAGAAAATCTGTAATCGAAGAAGAGAAGAGAGACAAGATCCATGATTTCAAAAAAATCTACAGACAAGTCGCCAGAAAGTTGCACCCCGACTTACTTAAGGACGGTGACCCGAGAAAGTACGAATACACAGAATCGTTTAAAAAAGCAACTTTAGCGAAAGAAGAAGGGAAGTGGGGAGACTTGTTTGACATCGTAGACAAGCACAACATTTTCATTGGAGAATATAGTGAGGCTATCGACTGCTTGTTGTTGGAAATCAAAAGGGTCGATGAGGAAATTAAAAAAGAAAAATCTTCATACTCTTGGGCCTTCCATGAAGCCCAAACAAAAGAACAAAAAGATAATGTTATAAAAAGATTTTTAAGGCAACTGTTTGGCTTAAACCTATAATTCTTATTCATTTGTTACTATTTATGTCAGAAGGAGACTTTGACATGAAAATTTCGAATGAAGAATTACGCAAAATCATCAAAGAAGAGGTTGATGCCGTCATTGATGAGAAAAAAGGCAAGAAGCGAAAAGCCGCCAAAAAGAAGAGACGCAAGAAGAAAAAGAAGGCAAAAGCTAAGAAGAAAGACGCTTGTTATCACAAGGTAAAGTCTCGCTATGACGTCTGGCCTTCCGCTTATGCTTCCGGTGCGCTTGTCAAATGTCGCAAGGTTGGTGCTGCCAACTGGGGCAACAAGTCAAAGAAAAACGAGTCACTAAACGAAGAGTTTTCTAAGCACGACATGTTTGACCCTAAGACTGGCAAGAAGCATGTTGCCAATGTCAAAAAAGACCATACAGACATGGCGAAGAAAGGCTTTGTTCATGTTGACCCAAAGAAGATTGAAAAGATTCTTCGCGACGAAGGTGGCGCTGCCGGTATGGATCCATTTTTGAAAGAGTTTGGAGAAGAAATGAAAGACGAGATCGTAAAAGCTCTAGATGGAATGCCAAACGTAGGTCAACATAAGGATGGTGACTACATCTTATCAGATAAAAAAACGATTAAGATAGTCAAAGAGGTCAAAAACTGCGGATGTGGCATGAACCCTTGCAAAACTTACGGAAGATAATGGTATGGAACTAACCCGAGAGGAATTGAGTCGAATTATTCTAGAAGAGATCCATAATGTCAAACTAGAGAGTGCCATTAAAGAAATAACAAGGCGAAAGTTTTGTCAAATGATGGCAGCCACAGGCGGAGCACTGGCTACTGGATGTGGTTCTGATTATAATTTATTACATTCTTTGGGTCAAAACGAAGAAGGCATGCCGGCACCAGAATGCATTCAAAATCCTCAGTTTATTCCTTCACTGGACGATCCAGACGCATGGACAGAAGAACCGGTTAAGCTCTATGAATTCATGTCGCAACCGGTTTTTGGAAGTGATTCAATCTTTGTCGAAGATGACAGTGAGATACTCAAGATTATAATAATGAATGTGCCAATCACAGCTGACATTTGGAACATAAGGCACACCATTGGGTCTAAAAATAAAGTTTTCTCTGATGAACAACTCTTAGGTTTGTACACTGAAGGAGCACAGGTTCCGGGACAAGAGTGGGTTGAAGGTGAAATGTTTGGTTTACTAACAGTCACTATTCAATTTCGAATTTACACCAACGAAGATGGAGAAGAATTTATAGCCGGCTATAGCGACGGTGGTCGATTAAGCACAATTCCTCAGCGAAGAGGAAACTGTCTAGAAGAATATGAAGAATGGTTGGGGCCTCGAAACCAACAGGCGGCCATGGTGGATGAGATTGTCAAAGAAGAACTCGAAGTTGTTCTACAAGAAAGATGCCAGAAAGGATACAAGACTCACAAGAAGAGAAAGACCAAGAAGATGTTTGGTCGAACCTATCGTAATTGTGTGAAAGCAGAAGAGGGCTTGGAAACACAGCAAAAGAAAGTCGTCGAAGGAGACCCAAAGAAGGGCACCGGCAAGAAGCCAAAGGACTCTGGTCGTAGACTTTACACCGACGAAGATCCAACTGACACGGTATCCGTCAAGTTCTCATCAGTTCAAGACGTTAAAGACACTCTTTCAAAGGCTAGTTTTAAATCCAAGTCACACAAGCGCCAATCACAGATTATCAACCTCATACATCAGAGATCCAGAGCAGCATACAAAAACGCCAAAGATCCAAAAGCCAAAGCAAGACTCAAGAAAGCGTACGAGTATGCTGAGAAACGAAAAGAAGCCTCTAAAAGAAAGACGGCTGCGATGAACAAAAAGAAGAAATAAAAGACTATTTAGTTCCAAGATAGGATTACTGAAATGGAAATTACCAGAGAACAACTAGAGCAAATCATCAAAGAAGAGCTGTCTGCGGTCCTTGACGAGAAGAAGAGGAAGAAACGCAAGAAAAAGAAGAAAAAGAAAGGCGGCAAGCGAGATGGTAAATCTGCAAAGAGTAAAGGTTATAGCTTGAGAGATTGGTTTAAAGGTGGCGGCTGGGTACAAACCGGTGGCAAGTATGACGGAAAGCCATGCGCGAAACAACCTGGTCAAAAGACCAAGCCATACTGTAGAGATGCCGATGATAGGGCGAAGTTAAGCAAAAAAGAGAGAGATAAAAGAGCTGCCAAAAAGAGAAAGAAGGATCCGAACCCTAATAGAAAAGGTAAGGCTAAAAATGTGCGACAAAAGGATGGAAGAAAAAAGAAATGAAATTATCAGAAGAAAAATTAAAAAAAATAATTATAGAGACTTTGGACGAAGGTATTCTGCAACAGATGGAAGCAGAGAAGATTCTTCGCGACGAATTTTTCCGCGTTAAGAAGCTCAGATCGCAAGGTAAGGCCACGGAAGAGGAACTGGTGAAGGCATACGAGGACATGAAAAACCTCGATAAATCTCAGTTCTATACTCCCGAAGAACTGGCAAGCTTTGAAGCCGAGAGAACCCAAAGAGACATCGACGACCAAGATAGACGTGATGCCGAAGATGCAGCAGAACGAGCAAAACAAGATCGACTAACGCAAGATCGAATGTCTGCCCTAGGAATGAAGCCTGGTTATGCAGACCGAGGCATTAGCATGGGACCAGATGATCCCGGCGATGTTGACGATCTATACCCAGACTTGAGAGAAGGTTTGATGTACGAAGGTGACGAATCAATTCTTGAAATGTTTGAAGATGCGACCCTTGAAGAGGGCGGCTATGCCTGCGGTGCATGCCTGTTTGAGACACTACAAGAAGCATCTTGCGGATGCCCTGATCTTATGGGCGAAGCCGTGTATCAAGGCAAAACCGTTCAACTAAACAAGCCAACTCGTGGTGACGTAAAGAAGTTCAAAGTATATGTTAACTCAGGTAAGAAAGATAAGAAGGGTCGAGTCAAAGCAAAGAAGATTAACTTTGGCGACAAAAAAATGAAAATCAAAAAGTCAAACCCTAAACGAAGAAAATCATTCAGAGCACGACACAAGTGTCACACAGCAAAAGATAAGAAGACGGCAAGATATTGGTCTTGCAAGAAATGGTAGGAGGACAACCATGGCTACACTAACAAAAGATGACGTATGGAAAGTGATTCAGATGGGACTTGGGATGCTTGTAATCCCTCTTGCCGGATGGGTATGGAACATGAACGTAGAAGTTGCTGAACTGAGAAATGATCTTGGAGATGCAGAGGAGGTTATCGAAACCTTAGAAAAAAAGCTCCAAGGCTCGGACGACAACGCAAGACAAATAATTGGAATCGAAAAGGACATCGAGTACATGAAAGGGTCTCTAGGTCGGATCGAGCAAATGGTAACGAGATAGATAAAGATATGGTTTTATTATTAGCATCACTCACATTCGCAGCACCAGAGTGCGACGACCTTAAAAGGGACATGATCGCCTTGGAGCTTTTTTTGAAAGACAAGGAGGACCACAAAACCCATTGTCCAAAATTAAAGTGGGTTCAACCCGACATCAAAGTTTATAAGGAAACTTTGAAATCTCAACTTCCAAAGGAGTGCGACACCAATGATTAGAATTAGAATAGTCAAGGCAATTAAAAAAGCAATAGAGATGGTTTGCCCACCAGCGGCAAAAGACTTGAAGCTCAATACTAAAAATCGTAACGCTTCGATTAAAGCTGAGCACATTCAATACGGCCCTCTCAATGTTGATGAGCCCGGTGATTACTGGAAAGACATAGCAGATTTCTGGAATACAACTGAGAAAGCTGCCAAAAAATCAAATTGTAGCAATTGTGTTGCTTTTGACATAAGTCCCAGAATGGATGCGTGTATGCCCGGCGTAACTTCTGATGATGATGGTCGCCTAGGCTATTGTTGGATGCATCATTTTAAATGCCACAGCGCAAGATCATGTAGAACGTGGGCAAAAGGTGGGCCAATCAAAGAAGACAAAACGTCCTATGAGTGGCAGGAGAGAGGAGAAGAAGGATAGATAGGTGACAACAGTCGATTTAATGTTCAAGACAATCTACTGGAAAGCAATGTTCTTTGGGATTATAATTCCCACCATTGCTTTTTGTTGTTTTTATTATCTCTCATACCAACAACAAAAAAAATTTTTAGAAAAGATAGAAAAACTACTTGACAAGTAATTGTAAATCGGTTATATTATAAATACACCGGAGGACATTATGACAAATTACAATTTAGGGTACGCATGTATCAACACTGAACTATCATCGCGCAAAGTAAAAGTATCAACCAATCGCACAATGCGTAAGAAAACATTTCAAGAGAAAGGTCTCGACTATGTGTCGGAGATCATCCTTGCAAACTGCACAGACTTGCTGACCATTCTCGAGTGGAATGCGAAGCACGACATTCACTTCTTCAGAATGTCTTCGGAAATCTTTCCGTGGGCTTCCGAATACGATCTTGAAGATCTCAAGGACTTTGATGCAATCGAAGAAGCCTTGTACGAAGCCGGACTCTATGCGAACGAACATGACATTCGTCTAACGTGCCATCCCGGCCCATTTAACAAACTATGTTCTCCCAATGAGCAGGTTGTCCAGAACACCATCAAAGACCTTGAAGTCAACGGTAAGATGATGGATCTTTTGTGCCAACCTCGCTCACCTTGGGCGAAAATTAACATTCATGTAGGAGCAGCATACAATGATAAACCTATGGCCCTTGCTAATTTTTGCAAGAATTTCCAAAGACTATCAGACGCAGTCAAAACGCGACTGACGGTCGAGAACGATGACAAGGAGTCTTTGTACTCAACACAAGAACTATACGATGGTGTGTTCAAAGTCATCGGCATTCCAATTGTCCATGACTATCACCATCACCATCTGTGCACTGGCGGACTAACACAGCAGGAAGCAGTCGAACTCGCACTCAAAACATGGGGTGACGTTGTCCCTGTTGTCCATTACAGCCAGTCACGAGCCATCGAGCATGATAACCCTAAGATCCGTCCACAAGCCCACAGTGACTCGTATTGGACGCCTATCGACACGTTTGGCCACCGCATGGATATCATGCTAGAATGTAAACACAAAGAGGTGGGACTATTTAAGATGAGGGAGCTAATGGCGCCCGGTTGCATCGCAGCTAAGTAAGGAGATGGACATGTCAGAATTCTGCGAAGTTTGCGAGTGCGACCCTTGTGATTGTTATGATGGCTGGGAACCGGAGGTGTGCACCATGAGACATGTATACATTTATGATCAACAAAAAGAATTTTATTATGTACCTCGCGCTCCTTCACTATGCGAAGCAAGAACAAGAGCTTCAATATTCATGAAACATTTGGGAGTAGAGCCTTTAATTGTTAACCCTCAAACATGGGAGCTTCTTTGTTTAGAATTTAAAACTAAGTTCTTGGAGGAGTAATGTTTGAAGTTGGAGATCTTGTGAGGTTTAAGCCAAGTGGCATTGTAAGATCTCGATATAATCCACTAAAAAAATTTGGTATAATAATAAAAATAGAGAGAGACATGTTTCATTCGTATGATGGTAAGAGGGACGACATGGTAGAAGTCATGTGGTTCCCATGGCAAAGAACAGAAAGAGTGATGGAATTTTATCTCGAACCTGCTAATGGTGTAGAATGATTGGAGAGCTCGTAAAATGCAAATGGCTTGAAGAAAGCGTCTGCTTTGTCATGGAAAGAGAAGTCAGGACAATGGGCATTTTGATACATTATTCAATCTATCTTGTTCATGACTTTACAACAGGCGAAAAATATTGGGTTGATGAAGAAGACTTGGAAAAACTTTAAATTTCTACTTGACAAATCTTCTTGACTGTGTTATATTGTAAACACAAACAAACAGTTTAGTATAGAATATTGAACACTAAGTGAATCACGGAGGACAAATGACTAACTTAAGAAAAGAACAATTTGTAAACTTGCACGGACACTCGTGCTTTTCATTATTTGATGGGTTTGGATTCCCACAAGAACACATGGACTTTGCCTATGAGAATGGATCTCGTGCACTTGCACTCACAGACCATGGCTCTATGAATGGTTTGTCCTATCAACTGCTTCGAGCAAAAGAGATGAAGGCTGAAGGTAAAGACTTCAAGCCCATTTTTGGTGTTGAAGCATACTACATTGATTCACTGGAAGAGTGGCAGAGTCTTCGCAACGAGATCGCTGCAGATAAAAAGCGGGCGAAAGAAGTTGACGGTGGTGACTCTGCCATGGTTGTCGAAGATGAGCAACGTAATGATAAGCGAGCCTTATCTCGCAAGCGTCACATCGTTCTGTTGGCACAAAACCAGAAAGGTCTCGAGAACATCTATGAGATGGTCTCAAAGTCTTACTCGGGTGATTATTTCTATCGCAAACCACGTATCGATTGGGAGCTTCTCAAGAAGCATCAGGAAGGCGTCATTGTGGCAACAGCGTGTCTTGGGGGTATTGCCGCTGGTTCTATGTGGAAGAAGCAAGAAGAGGGCGAGGATGCTATCGTGGAGGACATGATCGCTAACCTTACTAAGTTTCATGATACCTTTGGAGACAGATTCTATGCTGAACTACAATGGAATAATATTCCGGAACAACATCTGTTAAATCGCTGCCTAATTAAAGTAGCGAAGCAACTTGGTATTCGCCTGATCTCCACTTGTGACTCTCACTATCCACGCCCTGATGCATGGAAAGATAGAGAAGTATACAAGCGACTTGGTTGGCTTGGCAAGATGCCTGCGTGGATGGACGATAACATCCCAGAATCAGTGGAAGAAATAGGCTATGAACTTTATCCGAAAAATGCTCAAGAAATGTGGGAATCATATCTTAGATATTCAGATGATCTCAATCTTACTTACGACGATGATTTGGTTATTGAGTCAATCACAAACACGGCCTACATCGCTTTTGAGCAAATTGAAGATTTTCTCCCTGACACTTCTGTTCAGCTTCCTTCTTTCGTCGTACCGTCTGGTGTCAATCCTGACAACCACCTCAAAGAAATTGCAGAAGAAGCTCTACGGGTTTATCTCCGAGGTACAGACAAGACTACAAAGCGACACTATCGCAAAAGATTAGAGGAGGAACTCGATGTTATCGCGTCTCAAAAATTTAGTGAATACTTCTTGGCGACCAAAGCAATTACTGATTTCTCATGGAATTATACTTTTGTTGGTCCTGCTCGTGGTAGTGCAGCAGGTTCGCTCTTGGCTTTCCTTTTAAAGATTACGCAGATCGATCCAATGAAGTGGGGGCTACCTTTTGAACGCTTCCTGACTCGTGGATCCGATGGCTTTCCTGACATTGACATTGACTTTGGAGACAACTCTCTCATCAAAGACAAGATGGTTGAGGAGTGGGGTGAAGACTCTGTTGCATTCATTTCGAACTACAACACTCTACAGTTATCATCTCTCATTAAAGACATCTCGAAGCGCGAAGGCATTGATTTCACCGAAGTCAATAAAGTAACAAAAGCAATGTTCCTTGAGGCAACTCCTCGAGCAAAGAAAAAGCATGGCATCAAGGCTGGTGTATACACGCCGACTTTTGCTGAAGTTTGTGAGTTTTCTGAGACTCTTCAAGATTTCTTTCACAGATTCCCGGAAGTTAAAGAGCAAGTCTTTGGACTGATTGGTCAACCTCGATCAATCGGTCGTCATGCCGCCGGTGCCATCATTGGCGATTATCTCCCAAGCAAAATGCCACTGATCACATCGAAAGGCATCAGGCAAACTCCATGGTCTGAAGGTATGAATGTTCGTCATCTAGAACCACTGGGTTTCATCAAGTTTGACATCCTTGGCCTTGAAACTCTCAAGACATTTGAGGATGCAATCATGAGAATTTTGAGAAATGAAGGTGTGCGCAATCCAACGTTCGAACAATGTAAAGAGTGGTACATGCAGAATCTACACCCATCAGTATTAAATCTTGAAGACCCTGCTGTTTATGAAGAAGTATTTCATCAAGGCAAGTATGCCGGTATCTTTCAGTTCATGAATACTGGCATGCAACGACTCGGTCGCAACGCAAGAGTATCTTCGGTGGAAGAGATAGCAACCGTATCAGCAATCTATCGACCGGGTCCTTTGTCTGCGAACGTAGATAAGATGTATGTTTCTGCAAAAGAAGGAATCCAAGATGTTGATTATGATCATCCTTTGATTGAGGACATCCTAGGTAAGACATACGGACTTATTGTGTTTCAAGAAGACATCATGAACTTGGTGAATGTTCTTGGGGATAAGATCACAATGTCCGATGCTAACGTATTGCGTAAGCTCTTGACAAAGAAAGGTTTGTCCGAGACCAAGATGCGTAAGAAGAAAGATCTATACGAACGTTTTATTAATGGTTGCGAGAAGAAAGGTATGTCGTTCGCATCTGCCAAAGTATTGTGGGGTAAGATGGAATATTTCTCTGGCTATGGTTTCTCAAAGAATCATGCTATCCCGTATTCAATCATCTCGTATCAATGTGCTTGGCTGCAGACTTACTATCAAGACGAATGGATCTCTGCCTTTCTAGATCATGAACCAGACTCTCGTAAAGAGGCTGCCATTAACATCGCTCGCTCTTTCGGATACAAAGTCGCTCCACTTGACATCAACACTTCTGGTACTCAATGGGAAGTCCGTGATGGATGCTTGGTTCCTCCTCTGACTACAATCAAGGGACTAGGGCAAGCAGCTATTGACGAGGTGCTCCTCAAGCGCCCATTTTTGTCCGTAGAGGACCTTTTGTTCGACAAAGGTGTCGTGGCTCGGAAAGTAAACAAAAAGTCCTTAGATGCCATGTGTCGAGCCGGAGCGATGCAATCTCTACAGGATGAGAGGTTCTTCGGCGATAAACACTTCTGGTCAGCCATTGTTGTAGATAAACCGAAGAACAAGAAAAAACTTGGAGAGAACATTGAAAAGTACAAAGACGAAGGGACTTTTTCGAAAGGAGAGCGTATCAACCACTTGCAAGCATTGACTGGAATCTATCCTATCAACATGGTTGTGCCCGTGAAAGCATACAAGTTCTTTGACATGCAAGGTATCAAGCCAATCTCAGAGTATGATCCTGAACTTGGCAAGTGTTGGTGTATCCCCACAAGCGTCACAACTCGAAAGACCAAAGGGGGAAAGCCATACTATCAAGTAACTGTTATTGACTCAAACATGAAAACACAGCGCATTAATTGTTGGGGTATTGATACTCAAAGAGACTTTGTGTATACACACAAACTCTATGTTCTTGAGTGGCCACAGTTCAACGCGACTTGGGGATTCTCAACTCGCGGCGGCCTGTCAAGAAACTGGAAGCTTCTGGGGTAAACATGCCATTACAAATTGATGTTACAATTGTTTGGTCTGACGATGGTAGACAAATGTCTTTCTATAGTATCTATCAGTCTGAGATTCATGAAATTTTCATGAACTACTATTGCGATCAAATTTTGTTGTTTACTTTTATTGATCTCGAGATACTCAAAGAGTGGCTATGGGATGTGTTCCGCAGAGAACCATCCAAAATTGTCGTGGAGCAAATAATTTATTAAACTACTTGACAAACACATTGTAATGTGTTATAATACAGTATAATCAACGGAGGACAAATGATTATCACAAATACAAATTTAAACATTGACGCACAACTTGTCAAGCTTCAACCTAAAACAAACAAGGCGTGGCTTGGATCAAAAAACGAATCTTATAAAAAATTGACAAATCAGAAGAAAGGAAAGTTTGGGGTTGTTTTGATCCAAGAGTTGCTTCAAAATAATGGCTATCAAGCCGAAATGATAAATGATGAAGGTGACCTAAAGTATCGCGAGTCAGACAGTGACGAATGGACAAAGGTCGAAGTGAAAACTGCTGGTGTCAACATGGATGGCAAATGGAATGCTTGGTTTAATCAAATCAGACCAAATCAAGAGTCGTGGCGAGAAGTCTGGCTAGTATCTGTTTTTCCAAATCACATAAGAATCTACAAAAAATCTAGAGAGGATTTTGTTGACAACATTTCTATCATGGAAAGTACAAGAAAGTGCTTGACTCACTATGGCACTGATGACTTAGCGGGTGCAAACCTGACCGACGAAAATGAATCAGAATGGAACTGCATCTACAATAATCAACAGGGAGATTTATTATGAATAATGTCAAAGCTGGGCACAAGAACAAACAATCTTATGCAAACACTAGAACTTCGGGAGACGAACAGTATTATACTGATCCGGATGTTGTTGATCTGTGTCTTGCAGAAGTACAGAAGCACATCGATCTAGAAGGAAAGATGATCCTTGAACCTTGTGGTGGCACCGGAGAGTTTATCGAAGGATTTTTTCGAATAGGTATACCCGAGAGCAACATTGAATCATACGACATTGACCCCAAACATAAAATGGTGCAGTTGGGCGACTACTTGAAGACTGAATTCGAACACAAAAATTACATCTCAATTACGAACCCTCCATTTGGTAGAGCATCACAGTTAGCGAAAGAATTCTTTAAGCATGCTGCAGAGCATTCAGATTACATTTGCTATCTGATTCCAAGATCTTGGAGGAAGTGGTCGACACAAAACTCTCTTCATGAAAACTTTCACTTGATTGCAGACATCGACATGCCAAAGAACTGTTTTTATTTGCCAGACGGCGAAAGAAACGAAAAGGATGTTTTAAACACAGTCTTCCAAATCTGGGAGAAAAGAAAAACAAAGAGAAAGAAGATCAAGATACCTAATCACAAACTTGTTAAGAAAGTTCAACCTTCCAAGAAAGAAGTCGCAGTCTATAGAAAAACAAAAGACAGAGTCCTCTACGAGGTTGTCGACAACAAGATCCAAGAAGTCAAGGAACAGTATTACACCAAAGACATCCAGAAAAGACCTGACAAGATCAAAGGAGCAAACTTTGAAATTATTGTCTTTGGTCACTCATGTGGAAAATGCAAAGACCTAGATCCAAACGAAAGGTACGAAGCGAAGACGACGACAATGTATCTAAACATTGACAGAGAAGATGTGAAAGACTTTCTAAGAAACCATGACTTTTCTGGATACTACAAGAACGTTGCATACGTTGAGGCTCTATCCATGGAAGAGATTAATTACGAACTTAACAAACACTTTGGCTTAAAAAACTTTGTCTTTTAACTTGACAAATTAAACAAAACATGTTATAATATAACTATACTCAAAACAACGGAGGGATTATGAGTTTTGAATTCGTATCAGGCATAAATGCCACAACACCAATCGCAATCGTCGAGAAAGCTGACGATGCAAAAACAAAAGAAGAGCACATGGCTGATTACCTTGATAGTATGAAAGCACTCGAGGATGCCATGGAGCCTTTCAAAGAACAAAAGCGAGACCTAAAAGCAAACTATGTTGAGAACGGCTGGCTTACAAAACAAGAGATCTCGCTAGCTGTCAAGGCTTATCGCTTAGCAAAAGATGATACAGACATGTCAGCGTTGATTGACATGGTCGAAGCACTAAAAGAAAAGGGAGTATAAAATGAGATTTATAAACATACAAACTAAATGGGGAGAGCCCGTTGCAATTAATGTAAACAACATAGCTAGCATTAGGATGGGGAACGATTCTGTCTTAATTTATACCGGCGGCGACAAGCCAATTGTGACACAATTCACCGACATTGAACATGCTGTTGATTACGTTCAAAGGGCACCCTCTGTGTCCTTAGGAGATGCGGCATGACAGCAATGGAAATAAGTAACGAACAAACCGAAGAAACTGCTAGATTAACAATAGCAGATTTAGGCGTTGCCGCTTGGGCATGCTCTGAATTGTTTAATTACATGTTGGAAGGCTATGAACAAGAAGAGTACGGAGACCTTAGCAAAGAACAGATCGAAGAAGCAATGAACAAACTTAGAGCAACATTTGTAAAATTGGATGCTCTTGCCACGACCCTCTCCAAGGAGAATGAGAATGAAAGCAGCGCTGCAGAATAAACTGTTCGAGAAGTATCCGAAAATTTTTGTACAAAAAGATTTGGACATGACCCAGACTTCAATGTGTTGGGGTATTGCCTGTGGCGATGGATGGTTTAACATTCTCGACACTCTTTGTGCCCAAATCCAGTCCCATGTAGACTCACCAAGAGAGAATTTAATACGATTTCAAAGATTCCTAGAAGAATCAAGAGCCAAAAACGAAATAGATAACATTACATATTGGGAAAGGCAAGTTCAAAAAACAAAAGAAAAAATCAAACGAAGACCGCAAATCGAAGCAGTACAAGTAAAAGAAAAATACGGAACTCTTCGATTTTATGTAAATCGCCATGATGATGTTGTGGATGCTATAATTGATTTTGCAGAAGAAATGTCCGGATGTACATGTGATAAATGTGGATCACCAGCCTCCACATCGAATAAAGGCTGGCAAGAAACAAAATGCGGAAGATGCAAAGGAGAAATATAATGAACGTGAAAATTAAAAGACTACATGCGGACGCGATTATTCCAAAATACGCAAAGAGTGGAGACGCCGGACTGGACCTTACTGCGGTTGAAGTTGTTGCCGACAACGGCACACTTACTTACAAGACTGGTTTGGCAATTGAGATTCCACCATGGCACGTTGGGCTTTTGTTTCCAAGATCGTCAGTATACAAAACCGGGCAAAGGTTGACAAATTGTGTTGGCGTTATCGATTCAGGCTATCGCGGCGAGATAATGCTTAAGTATACCTTATCGCCTTATCAAAAAGAATATGAGATTGGAGATAGAGTTGGGCAACTAATTATCATGCCCCACCCTAAAATTCATTTTGTTGAAGTTGAAGATCTTACTCCAACAGAACGTGGATCCGGAGGGTATGGATCAACAGGAAGGTAAAATGTCGAAAAAAAATCTCGAGAACGCAAAACGCGTTTATGTATACATGAACGATCAACAACATGTTCAATTAAAAGTAAGACTTGATTATTTGAAGATTTCAATGTCAGAGTTTGTAAGGGCCTGTGCGAATGGTTTGCTCGAAGGGCATCCAACGATGGAGCAATTCATGGATCATTACCGCGAAACATCTGATAAGTTTTCGAAAAAGGATGTTAAAACAGCAAAAAAAGATCGAGAAGAATCCGATAAAACCATGGAAGATCTTGGTATTGACTTTGACGACATTCAAAACATTTTCGACATCATTGAAGAAGACCATCCAGAAATTTAAATTTCATGGGCTCTTTTATGAATTAAGAGCCTATTTAAAAGGTAAAAAACGTTTTTTATTAAGGAGATCAAAACTATGGCTAAAAAACTTTTAAACGAGGCCGCTGTTCGCCGATTCCAATCTCTTGCGAACATCAGTCCGATCAATGAAATGTCCTACAAGGAAGAAAAAGAAGAAGATAAGATGGAAGAAGGCCTCTACGAAACTGAAGAGGACGAAATGAAAGAGTACATGAGCGAGCAAGAAGGTGAAGAAGAAATGCCTCCTGAGTCTGACATGGAAGACATGGAAGGCGACATGGGCGAAGGCATGCAACTCACAGAAGAAGAAGCCGAGGTTCTCATTGAACTTGGTAAAAGACTTGAAGCTGAAATGGGCGGAATGGCTGACGAAGAAGGTGAAATGCCACCAGAAGAAGGCGGAATGCCCGAAGAAGGCGGTGAAGTTCTAGACGAAGAAGACATTATGGAAGCTCTTGCTGGAATCTCTTATGTTCCTTCAAACACCGAGATTGTTGAAGAGGTTGCAACTCGCGTTGCTCGTCGATTAAAAGAAGCAAAACTGCACGAAGCAAAATTGAATCGTGCTTTGGGTCGAAGAAGATAATAAATTTTCTTGACAATTGATGCAAATCATGTTATATTAATGGAGAGGCTTAGTCCTCTCCTTTTTTATTAGAACACGGGAGAAAGTATGTTCAGACTTGGAAAAGATAAAAAGAAAACAAAAAAAAGCAAAGAAGAGGAAGTATGCGAATCAGAAGAAGAATCAAAACAAATGTCCTTGGCGGACCTCTTAGGAGGCGGTGCCGGCGCTGGAGGGCCAGAAGAACGCTCCATCATGTTCGTAGGTGATGTTAACGAAGAAAAGACGGCAGACTTAATCTCTGCTCTTTTGGTGCTAGCTCAAACAAAAGAAGAAGATGAAGAAAAAGCTGAAGACATTAAGTTGTACATCAATACCTATGGTGGATCAGCAGATGAAATGTTTGCCATCTATGATGTAATGAATTTCTGCAAGCAACATTGCGACATTCAAACAATCGGTCTCGGCAAAGTTATGTCTGCCGGAACGCTTTTGCTCTCAGCCGGTACAAAGGGTAAGAGATTTTTAGGAAAACACTCGCGAGTAATGCTTCATGCGGTTAATGGAGGTCACGTTGGAGAGCTTCACAATCTGCAAAACGAGATGGAACAAATGGCCGGCTTACAAGAATCATACATTCAGGCTATGTCTGACGAAACTTCAATGACAAAAAGACAAATACAGACACTAATTAACAGGAAAGTTAACGTCTATTTGTCTTCAGAAGAAGCAATAGAGAAGGGCCTAGCAGACGAGGTTTGGAATGGATAAAGATTTTTATAATGAAAACTCAGCGATGAGGCTGGGCTGGGAACCGCACTGGTTTGGCTGTGAGGAATTTGATGATGACCTCGCTGAAGCAATTATGAAATATCAAAAGAAAAACGGAATGGGTGCCGACGGACTTTGTGGTCCGGGCACTTTCCGTGTAATCTACAATGAAAGAATGGCTGACTTGGAAGACTTTCGTCCAACAGATGCAACACCGGGTCAAAAGTTTATTATCTCTAACGGAGATTACTTTGAGATCGACTGGCCTAAGGTCAAGTTGTTCTTTGAAGGAGACGGATTGAAACTCTCGAAAGGCTTTAGAAAGCATACCGGAGAGCGGAACCCGTCTTTTTTTGTTTGTCATTGGGATGTATGTTTGTCCTCGAAGTCATGTCACAAGGTTCTTCAAAAGCGAGGAATCTCTGTGCACTTTGCAATTGACAACGACGGAACGATCTATCAATTCATGGACATGAACGATATTGCATGGCATGCCGGCGGTAAAATGTGGAACGATAAGTCTGTTGGAGTTGAGATTGCCAACGCTTACTACCCAAAGTACCAGAACTGGTACACAAAGAACGGATTAGATGAACGACCGATTGTTGACGATGCTGTTGTTCATGGTAAAACTCTTGATCCATTTACGGGATTCTACCCTGTACAGATCGAAGCCTTGAAGGCCCTCATGAAAGCCGTCCATAAAGCCACGGGAATACCTCTTAAAGCTCCCTTGGGTCGTTCGGGGGATACAAACACTACCGTAAGCAAAAAATGCGCTGATGGCAAATTTGAAGGCTTTATAAGCCACTATCATTTAAAGAAAGGAAAGATCGATTGTGCCGGTCTTGATTTAAAAGCAATTTTGGAGAGCATTGAAAATGACTAAGAAAGTTAAAAAAGAAGATTTAAAGAAGTTGATTGAAAATGCGTTAAAACCTTCGGCATTGGACTTCTTCAGAGGTACCGAAGACGCCCCGGAAACAAAAGCAGTGACCACATCATCGTTTATGAACGGTATGAATCTCATAGCAGGCCAAGCAAAAGAAATTGATGAGATTGATGTAAACGATCTACAGGAACTCATCAAAGATCCGGAAAGAGTCTCAGCTGATGTGCAGCATGCTTTGATTTATTTTACTAAATTGGGTCAAATGTCTCCAGCCAACTTGAAAAAAGTGAAAGACAAAGCCGAAAGGAATAGCAAAGGGGGCAGAGGCATCTCCAATGCAAAAAAAGATCACGCAAAAGTTACATACATTTTCCTAAACTCCAAAGGAGCAGAGAAAAAAATCAAAGAGTTAGGAAGAAAGGCTCGAGAGGTCTTGAAGAACTTTGAAGAATTTAGAAAAGAGGGAACAAAAGGAATTCAATCCGTTTCTTCTCCAGATTTAGATCCATCAAGAATTGAACTGGGAGATCTCCCAGAAGATTACGTCCAAATTATAAAAAGTTTCTTGGGTGCAGAGACCGACATAGTCTCAAGACTTGAAAAGATCTCTGAAGTCTCTGATAAATATTTTGCAAAAGACTCCGGAGAGTTACCAGAAGGGCAATCAATAAGCCAGACTCTGACTGAAATAATGATTCTAGATTTGTTTAATCACGTTGTCAAAGAACTTGATGCCGGCAGTGGAGCATACTTTTTTGAAGCTATTTTGGCTTTACTATCTGGTGGGCAATCTACCGGCAAGAAGTTGACGGATGCTGGAAAAGCTGGCGCCTATGACTTCATAGATGTGGATAACAATTATGGATCTGCAAAGTATTTTACAACAGCAAACGCAGAACTAAAGCAAGCAATCTCAGGATTTAAGGCTTTGGCAGCAGAGAATGCAAACCAAGAGGTCAGGGTGCGATATGTAATTGCTTTGAAAAAACAAGACGAAGAGCAACGCGACAACAAGCTAAGGGGATCTTCAGATCCAAGAAAGATAATTGCGTTACAAATCTACACTCCATTGGTTACATATGACCCAGGCAATGATACTTTTAAAATAGATGGCGTAGAATGGGAAGGGACTAAGCCACTCCACCGGTCCGACAGCGATATCTACCTTCACAACTGGATTCAAGCCAACACCCCATCGACATTTTTGAGACTAGCGAGAATACGAACGGAAACGTTCAGAGCAGGTGTTACAAATAAAATAAACAACGAAAAACAATCTATGGTCAGTGCCTTTGATGCTTTCAAAAAGTATTTTGAATTTTTGACATCCGCCGAGGAGCAAGCAAGGATTTATTCGAGCACCGGAGCTGTAGAAGATGGAACAAACACAATCACTCAGCTAAATGGCGCCAAAGGCGAAGTCAACAACTTGATGGCAGCCTTCAAGAAAGAAAAAGACGAGACTGTTCAATCTACTAATGAACATAAAATAACCGAAGACTTTATTAAAAAATTAATTCAAGAAAAATTCAAGAGATGACTTGACAAACCGTCCATTTGATGTTATAATATACTATAACACATAAATGGAGGCTTAATGCAAAAACATTATAAACAAGGCTCCCCTCTCAATCAAGAGATTGTTGAGGGAGTCAACATTTTGGCGGACAATGTATCGGCAACCCTTGGACCTCGAGGGCGAACCGTCGCATTGTTTCACAAAGAACAAGGCGTTCCCGTCCTAACAAAAGACGGTGTGACCATTGCTGACTTTGTTGAGCTTGACGGACCGTTTCAAAACCTTGGAGCGCAAGTCATCAAGCAAGCGGCAAAGCAAACCGTGGAAACTGCCGGTGATGGTACGACTACTTCCACAGTTCTAGCAAGAGCAATCTTAACCGAAGGACAACGCTATCTGACCTCCGGTGTTTCACCTGTGGAGCTTCAGAGAGGAATCAACAAAGCGGTTGATGCAATTGTTGAAAAGCTTGACGAGTTGTCTCGTCCGATCGAGACCGTTGAAGACATAAGGCACATTGCCACAATCTCAGCGAATAACGATACAACGATTGGAACTCTTATTTCTACAGCAGTCGACAAAGCGGGCAAGGATGGCTCTGTGCTTGTTGAAGAAGCTCGAAGCATGCAAACCACTCTTGACCTTATAGAAGGCTTCAGATTTGATTCTGGATACCTTAGCAGTCAATTTATTAACAATCAAAGAAACGGGACGGTAGACTATGATAATCCACTCATTCTTATCACAGACGAGAAGATTGAAGTCGTCGATCAGATCATGCCAACGCTTGAAATCGCGTCGAGAGACTCAAGGCCCCTGCTTATCGTCGCTCCAGATGTTGAAGGTCAAGCTCTTGCTGCTCTCATTGCTAATTCTGTACGCGGTACGATGAAAATAGCAGCAGTCCGTGCACCAAAGTATGGAGAAGAAAGAAGAAACATTCTAAAAGACTTGGCTGCTTCTGTTGGAGCGACATTTGTTTCACGAGAATCCGGCCTAGCATTACGAGAAGTAAAGCTAAACGATTTCGGTCAAGCAAAGTCTCTGACTCTTACAAAGACATGGACAACAATCGTTGGAGGTAAAGGTGATTGGGAAGAAATTGATACGAGGATTACTGCGATCAAAAATGAAATCCAGCAGACAGAAAATCTCCATGAGTGCGAAAGGTTACAAGAAAGAATTACTCGTCTTGCCTCTGGAGTCGCTGTCATTAGAGTTGGTGCTGCAACTGAAGTTGAGATGATTGAAAAGAAGCATCGCATT